ACTGTTTCTCCGACTTACAAGAAGTCGGCGATCAATGGTTACCCTGCGGTCAATCTCAACGGCACGTCGAAATTCACGACACCTGCGATCAACTTGGCCAACTGCACAATCTTTATTGTGATGTCGGCCCCTGGGTTAGCCACCAATAAAGTGATCATGCAAGCGGGCTCCGGCTTTTGGATCGAGTGCAATCGGACGACGAATACTTTCAACTACGCCAGCGGCGGCACTGTCCCCGCCAGTTCGGCCGGGGCGCCACTGAATATTTCCGCAGATACAAGCATTGGCGTTGTGAGGTATGACGGTGCGTCGATGTGTTTGATGTATGACCGGCAGTTCGCGAATAATGGGCCAAGCGCGACAGCTAGTTTGTCCACCTTCGCCTGCACCGGAACGTTAGCGGCTTCGGTTGCCGTGACTCTTGGAGACCTCGCCGCAGGCGGATTCACTTGGCCGGGTTACATCGGCGAAGTTCTCATTTATAACGTGGCACTTTCGCAAGACAACACGCGTCAGGTTTATGACTACTTGCAAGCCAAGTGGGGTATTGGGGCATCCAATCTGGTTATATGCACCGGAGATTCCTTGACTTCAGGGCAAGGGTCCACCGGGGGCGCGGCGCAAGCGATGTTGACTCCTGTAGGGGGTACGAATTATCCGAACAGGATGTGGAATTCATTAGGGGCCGGCACTTGGCAAGTGAAGTGCGACTCTTACCCAGGGCGTAACTTGGTGCAAATGAACACTGAAACTCTGACGTATGGAGATTTGCTTTTCTCTCCACGAGGATCAGGAAAAAATATTCAGATCATCTGGGGCGGCACCAACGATGTCGCGGCGTACAGCTCCGCTGGCCAAGCGATTTCTCAATACCAAAAATTGTGCAAACAGAAAAAATCATTTGGGTGGAAAGTCATCGCCGCCACGATGCTTCTTCGTCAAGACGGGACAGCGACTCAACAAGCTGCTTTTGCACTTAATCAGGCTGCCTTCAACACATGGTTGCGTGCGAACTACACGCAGTTCGCTGACTATCTGGTGGACTTGACCGCAATTCCTCAGCTCACCAACCCTGCCAATACAACGTATTTCAATGCCGATAAAGTGCATTTGACTGATGCAGGGCATCAACTCGTGGCGAATGCCATGGCCTTCGCGGTACAGCAACTCTAAATTTTCAAGGAAAAGACACCATGGCAATCCAATACAGCACGACCCACCGCACCAACTCGATGACGCAGTTGAACACGGATATCGGGGTCAATGCGCTCATCAAGATTTACTCAGGCGCTGCCCCGGCCAATGTGGCGGCCGCAGCTACCGGCACCTTGCTTGTGACGCTGACAGGTAACGCAACCGCCTTCGGCTCAGCGTCTGCCGGCGCACTCACCGCAGGTGCAATCACTTCGGGTGTGGCGGCCGCAACAGGTGCGGCGGGCTACTTCCGGATCGCTACCAGTGGCGGCACGGATGTGGTGCAAGGAACAGTGAACACGTCGGGTGCAGATATCACGATCAACAATACCTCAATTGCTTCAGGCCAAACGGTCAGTGCATCGTCGTTGGTCATCACCGCAACGGGCGCGTAATCATGCCGATCGTCAGCGCCTTGACCGTTTCCAAGTTGACGACCTATACCATGATTGGTATGGAGATCGATTTTCAAGCCAAGTCGCTGACGGCTAAATACTTGATCAATATCGACGGGCTTGACCGCAACGAGATCGATATCACGTACACCGGGGTTGACTGGGATTTCTTCTTCGCTGATGTTGTGGACCCGGTGACCTTGGTGGTCACCAAGCCCATTGGCGCGCGGTTTACAAAGCAAGTCGAAATTGACTTGGCAAAGAAAAACAAAATATCAGGCTCCGTAGTCTGATACCTCATAGGGGCGGATAGTGGCCAATTTCGTTACTAATGCTGGGTCTGGCGGTTCGACCTTTGCATCCGACACCATCACGGCGGTGGAGTATCCCCTAGCAAAGTCTGCTTGGGGCGCTGCGGGAGCGGTGAATCAAACTTCCGTAGCCTCCCCTTTGCCAGTGCAGGTGATCTCAGGTGCTGCGGCCAACACCACGGGTGCAATCACTACAGCCGCAACGACGGTTGGCCCGGTGACGATGGGGTCATATGTCAGTGTGACGGTGCAGGTGTCAGGCACCTATGCGGGCGTCAACTTCGGCTTTTGGGCATCGAACGACAATACGACCTACTGGCCGGTCAACGCCGTGCGCACGGACACGAGCATCTCGGAGACAACGACAGGGGTGCTGCCGGCGAACCAGACGCGTGCATGGGATGTAGACATCGGTGGCGCGGCGTTCTTCAAAGTTATCTCAACTGCCTTCACGTCAGGCTCAGCGGCGATCAGTATTCTTCAGAACATGGAAGAAGGTTCGCCATCTGTAGCTGCAATTACCCAAGGGCCAGCGGCTGCAGCGACGGCGATCCTCGGCAACCCGACGCGCATCGGCGGAACGTTTACAACAGCGTTGCCGACGTACACCACTGGCCAGCAAACAGACCTGCAGACAACCGCAAGGGGTGAGGTCTATTGCGCGCTTTCCATCGGCGCGGTGTCGGCAACGATCAAGGCGGCATCGACGGCAGCGGCAACTACTGATACTGCTTTGGTTGTGTCGATGGCAGGTGCGAATAGCGCCGTGAAGATTGGCGACGGAACGAACAACGCTGCGGTGAAAGCGGCGAGTACAGCCTCAGCGTTCACCGACCCAGCGGCGACAGTTTCAGTACGCCCTGGCGAAGCGTTGGTATCTGCTTCCGCAGCGTTAGCAGATGCCCTGGCAAATCCGACACTCGGTCGTATTGCTGTCCTGAATGCGCTCTACAACGGCACGACCTGGGATTTGCAGCGCGGCATGTCAGGCAACCTGACCACCGGCGATACGGGTGCAAAGACCGCAACGGGTAACGGCGCGACCATTGCGAACGTGGGTAACAAAGGCGTTGCCATCGTGGTCAACATGGGAGCAGTCACAGGCACTACCCCGACGTGCGTCATCAAGGTACAGGGATCAGCGGACGGTGGTACGACGTGGTACGACGTACCGGGGGCAACGACGGCGTCATTGACTGCTACGGGGGTGTTCGGCATCACGATATACCCCGGCATCGCGGTGACTGCAGGCACAACCACGACGGGAACTGCGGCGACTGCGAACATGCCTTTGCCGCGCACATGGCGCATTGTCTGGACGATTGGCGGTACGACGCCTTCGTTCACGATCACCAACGTGCAATACAACTACCTGCCGAATTGACGAGGTAACGCCAAATGGCGCTCGCCTTCGTCGGCGCAGTATCTACGGGCACTGCGGTAGGGTCGCTCACCCTCACAAAACCTGCTGGTGTTGCGGTCGGCGACCTGCTGATTATTCTTTGGGAGTCAGCCGACTCTCAGACGGCAGCGGGTGCGGTAGGCCCAACAGGCTTTACCCGGTGGGCGAACAGCGACGATGTCCCGAACGGACAATACCCCGGCATCTGGTATCGCGTGGTCGATGGTACTGAAGCCGCGTCGTTCACCTGCACGGAGCAGTTCTCCCACACACAGACCGGCATCTGCTTTGCGGTATCTGGCGCGAATGTTTCCGGCGTTCCGCTTGAGAACCCTGTCTGGTTCCAGAACAACGTATCCAGCACGAACCCGTTCGTAGCGCCAGCAACGACGTGCACCACCACGGGCTCGTGGGTTATCTCGTGGTTCGATGATGTACTGACTGGAGCGTCGGTCACAACGCCGCCAACGGGCCTGACCAACGTCACAACGCTGACTGTTGCAGCCGCCACAACGAGTGTGGTGTACAGCAGTTCAGCAACAGCCGGGGCTGTCCCATCGGCATCGTTGACGTGGAGCGGCAGCACGATTGGCCATGCAGCGCAGTTCATCATTAAGGTGGCGCCGGTCGGCCCAAGCGGTAACTCGGACGGCTGGCCAATTGGCGGCAACGTCGCTATCGGTCGATTGCTCAACGCCTCCTCTGGCTTGACACTGAGCGGCACCGCGACAGAGACACCCGATACCAGCACCGGCAGTGTCACGGTCACTCTGCCGACCCTCAGCGGAACACCCACAGAAGGCGCGGACACGAGCACCGGCAGCTTCGCGGTGGCCGTGTCGCTCAGTGGCACACCCACAGAATCTGCCGACACAAGCACGGGCAGTGTCGCCGTCACCCTGCCGAGCATCAGCGGCACCGCGACAGAGACACCCGATACCAGCACTGCAAGCTTTGCAGTTGCCGTAGTGGTCAGCGGAAACGCGATCGAAGCCAACGACAGCTCGACGGGAACCCTGGGTCCGATCGTGAGTTTCTCAGGTACACCCACGGAAGGCGCGGACACGAGCACTGGCGTGATTGGCCCGATCGTGGATTTGACCGGTGCCCCGACTGAAGGTGCCGATACCAGCACCGGAACAATCACCGTCACCTTGCCTGTGCTCAGCGGCACCGCGACAGAGACAGCCGACACCCAGGCTGCGACGTTTGCAGTACAAGTGGACTTGAGCGGCACCGCAACAGAGACAGCCGATACCATGGCCGCAACGGTCACCGTGTCAGGCGGCCCGGCGGTGATATCCGGAACAGCAGTGGAAGGGAACGATTCGAGCACGGGCGCGTTGGCTGTGCAGATCAACATATCGGGTGTAGCTACAGAAATTCCTGACCTTTGCGCCGGTGCAATGGGGGTAACGGTCGATCTGAATGGGGCAATGACCGAATCAGCGGACACGAGCACAGGCTCTATTACTGTTGGATTTTCGCCCCTCACGTTGTCCGGTGCCCCAACGGAAGACCCGGACCTGATGGCGGGCTCCTCCCAGGTGGTCGTCAGCTTCAGTGGGGCGGTGTTGGAGATCGCGGACTTGGCCACAGGCACCGTAAGTGTGCGCATTGACTTCGGAGGCACGGCCCTTGAAAATACGGATGTCTCCAGCGGAAATCTTTCCAACGGGGTTGCACCGCAAGGTAACCATGCAAACTGGCTGACACTCAGTCGCCGCCGAGGAAAGAGGTCAGCGTAATGGATAGCATTCGGATCATTGATGCCTTGATGATGTGCGTCGGCGGATTGATGGGGTGGATCATGAAAATCCTATGGGACTCAAACCGCGAAGTGAAAGCGGAATTGAATGAGACCAACGCGAGGATGATCAAGCTGAAAGAAGACCTTCCGGAGACATACGCCCGGCGTGATGAATTGAAAGAAGGGTTCAGCTCGATCAATCGAACCCTCGAACGCATCCTGGACAAGCTGGACTCAAAGCAAGACAAGTAGCATGACGACCGTCCTCGCGTCGTCAAGAGACAAGGTCATTGTGGCCGACAGCCGCATGAGCAGCGGCCCAGACGCCGCACCAGTCAAGAAATTGTTTTCGATTCAGGTTCCTTCGTTTGGGGAATGCATCGCTGGATTCTCAGGGGATTACACAGCTTGCCTTGCTTTCATCTCGTGGATGTCGAGAGGGATGGATGCCAAGGAAGGAAAGATACTCAAGAAATCGCAAGGGGCGGAAGTCATCATTCTTTCGTCGCAGAACATCATCGCGTATTTCGACTTGGTTGAAATGCTATTCATCCCGTACCCAGGGGATGCCACCGCAATTGGAACGGGAGCACAGGCGGCGCTTGCCTGTCATATCGGCGGAATCAAGGCCACCCGTGCAGTCGAAATCGCTTGCACTGTCGATAGCTCCAGTGCACTACCTACCTTGACCGGGAGATTCCGTGGCAGCAAAGCCCTTATCCGATAGCGTCATGCGCCAGACACTGGCGCAAGTTGAAAAGTATGGCAGTGTCTCGGCAGCCGCCCGAGAGATGGGGTTGAGCCGCAGCACCCTAGCCACCCGCTTCTCAGAATCAAAACTGCATCAAGAAAGATTGGGCGTGGCGAGGAAGAAGGCCGTGGAAGATTTTTCCGCGGAAGCCCAGGATCGCATTCAAGAACTTGAGCTATCGATCAAGTTGATGAAGGAATCCACGCTTTCTGATGAATACGTCAAGAAGACCATTCTGAAATTGGATACTTCCGAGAAGCCAATTCCAAAATGGTTGGTGACACCAAAAGCCGGTAAATCCCCAGGAGTACCGACGCTTTTTATCTCGGATACGCATCACGGCGAGATCATCGACCCCGCGCAGATCAACAATGTGAACGAGTACAACATCGCGATCGCCCACCGCAGATACAAGACCTTGGTGGAGAAAACGATCTCGCTGTGCTTCCACCACATCGCCAACCCTTCCTATCCAGGCATCGTGGTAGTGCTTGGGGGTGACATGGTGAGCGGGGATATCCACGACGAATTGGTGGCGACAAATGAAAAAGAGATCATGGCCTGCGTCATCGATCTGTACGGCGTACTGGTCTGGGTTATTGAGACGCTTCGCGACAAGTTTGGTCAAGTGTTCCTTCCTTGTGTCACTGGGAATCACGGCCGAGATACGCACAAGATTCGAGCGAAGGGTCGGAACTTCACAAGCTTCGATTGGTTGCTTTACCAGTTCCTGGCGAAGCGGTTCGAGGGGGACAAGCGCGTGCAGTTCCACATCCCTGATGGCGCCGACGCTCTCTTCTCCGTTTTCGGCTATCGGTATTTGCTCACCCATGGGGATCAGTTCCGCGGTGGCGATGGGGTCATCGGCGCACTTGGCCCCATCATCCGAGGCGACCATAAGAAGCGGTCGCGTAACGGCCAGATCGGCATGTCCTATGACACGATGCTTCTGGGACACTGGCACCAACTCATTCAACTGGAGCGCCTCGTAGTCAACGGTTCTTTGTGTGGATACAACGAATACGCCATGGCCAACAACTTCGGATTCGAGCCGCCCAGGCAAGCCTTGTGGTTGACTCACCCCGACCAAGGGATCACTTTCCGCATGGCCGTGAATGTGGATGACACCCGAGATTCTTCTGTAACAAAAGACAAAAAGTGGGTGTCATGGGCACAGTAGTTGCGTGGTCTGCAAAAGCGACTTACACTCCCCCTCGGATCATTACGCCCAAAATATGAACCTAGTTATCTTTCAATCTGACGCTTGGCACCAGCTTCTCAAGTGGGCCGAAGAAGAACTCGCCAAAAAGCGCAAAGCCAACGAGGCGTTCGAGCTTACTGCCGAACAGACCGCGGCCTTGCGGGGCGAGATAAGACAACTACGAAAATTCATCGACCTGCCAAACGCGGCAGCTCGATCCGAGGGGATAAAGCCGATCATCTGAGATTGATCCGCTTTGTCATTGCTGAAGCCACTTTCGAGTGGCTTTTTCTTTTTGAGGGTTGTACACACCATGGCTGAATCACAAGAGAACGATCTGCAGGCAATGTGGGACCAGGAGTCGGCGGCACGCGATAACGGTGAGCCGATAACGGAAGAGAAGACAGCGCCGGAACCGGCCCTGTTGGAGAAACCGGAAACACCCCCCACTACACCAGTGGATCAGGAAGACCCGTACGCGGGAGTATCAGCCGCGGTGCGCGCAAAGCTGGAGCAGATTGACCAGCTTGCAAACGCCAATTCTCAAATGATGCATCAACTCAAGTCCGCCGAAGGTCGGGTGGCAGCATTTCAGCGCGAACTCGCTGAGTCGAAGAAGGCCCAGGAAATTTCCTCGGCTGCACCGAGTCAGAAAGAGATTAGCAAGGCTGCCGCCAACCCGGAGGAATGGGAGCAGTTGAAGTCCGACTTCCCTGAATGGGGCCGGGCGATGGAAGCTTTTGTCGATGCACGCCTGAGTGGCTTGCGCGCTGGCGAAGTTGATCCTTCAAAGATCGACGAACTCGTTGCAGCCCGTTTGGCTTCAGGTGAGGCAGGAATGCTTCGCAAAGTCTCGGAAATTTTGGTCGAAAATAAGCACTCAGGATGGAAGCAAACAGTCAACACGCCTGCGTTCAACTCGTGGCTCGCCGCGCAGAACGATGCGATGAAGACTCTTGCGATCAGTGAGGATGCTTCGGATGCGATCAAGTTGCTCGATTCGTTCAAGACGAGTCAGGCAAAGCCGGCGCCACAGGTAAAGCAGGAACGTCAGTCGCGACTCGCCGCTGCCGCAGGAACACCTTCTCGGTCGAACGTCCCCGTCTCACGAGGCGAGGAAGAACTTGACCCCACTGAACTTTGGAACCTTGAAGCGAATCGGCGTGAAAAGCTGAAAGCGCAACGAGGGTACTGACCCACTATCTAGGAGCGCCAAATGGCCTTTCAAGGTTATACGACCCAAGCATCGCGGAACCTCATCCGCGCTGCACAAGGCATGCTGGACCATGCCCAACCCATTACCGTTCTTGGTGACTTCGGCACCCAGAAGGAAATGCCTCTGAACTCGACGGACACTCTGGTGTTCCGCCGCACGCTGCCCTTCGGCGCCACCACGACGGGTACCACGATTGAAGGTACGCAACGCTATGCCGGCGCGCCGAACATCGTGGCGAACAACTTCGTATTGGGTGAAGGCGCCACGCCGACGGCCAACACGATTTCGTTTCAAGACGTGAGTGTGACCCTGCAACAGTTCGGTCTGCTCTTCAAGTTCACATCGAAGACCGAGTCGCTGTATGAAGACGATATCCCGACCGAGATGCAAAAGCTGACGGGCGAGACCATGGCGGAAGTCATGGAACTCATTCGTTACGGCGTGCTCAAGGCCGGCTCGACGGTGCTTTACACCAACGGCGCCTCGCGTGCCGCGGTGAACACCGTGATCTCGTTGAACACGCTGCGCAAGGCCGCACGTACGCTGGAATCCAACCGCGCACGTCGTGTCACCTCGCGTCTGGCTCCGGGGGTCAACTTCAATACCCGTGCCATTCAACCTGCGTTCATCGTCTTCGTGCACACGGACGCCGTAGCCGACTGCCGCAACCTGCCGGGCTTCACGAAGGTGGAAGAATACGGTTCCTTCAAGCCGATCCACGATCGTGAATTCGGCGCGGTGGAAGACTTCCGCTTTATCAGCTCGCCGCTGTTCGCTCCGTTCCTGGCCTCTGGCTCTGCCACGCTGAACGGCTCGCTCAGCGTTGCCGGTGCCAACGTGGACGTGTATCCGTTCGTGGTCATCGGTGAGGACGCCTGGGGTCAAGTGGCGCTGAAGGGCATGTCCGCCATCAGCCCGACGATCCTGCCGGCCAAGCTGAAGTCCCATGCCAACCCGCTTGGTCAGTTCGGCTACGTCGGTGCTTCTTGCTGGTTCGCTTCGGTGCGCCTGAATGAAGCCTGGATGGCGCGTATCGAAGCCGCGGTCACCGCCCTGTAATTGAATGAGGCCGGGTAACACCGGCCTCTTCTCAACCGGAGAACCTCATGGCTGAATCAGTCAAGCAGCGCGTCGTAGGCGGCATGTCGCCGGGTCAATCGAATTACCATTTGTACCAATTGATCGTGGCGATCCAAGCCGACTTGGTCGCGCTTCAAACGCAATTGAACACTCACGTGCACAGTGGCATCACCACGGGCGCCTCGAACTCCGCGGCCCCGACGACGACCCTGGCAACGCTGAACACCCAACCTTAACAGGAGCGCCAAATGGCACAGAACCTCGAAGAAGCAAACGGTGGCAATTTCACCTTCACCGCCGGCGGCCTTGCCATCGGTACCACGACCACGACCTACAAGACCGCCAACTCCGTGACCTACACGATTGACGGCGTCTTCAAGACTCGTGCCGCAATCGACAACAACGTGCTCACCGGTTTCGGTTTGCCGTCCCTGGCGATCAACCAGAAGGTGGCCTACGCCGTTTGGGTGGACACCGCTGGTGCTCTGACTGTCACCTCGGGTGCAGTTGTGGCGTCCACGGATTTGGCCCCGCCCCCGGCCATGCGTGGCGCAGTTGCCTTGATTGGTTTGATCATCCTCTCGACCAACTCGGCCGCCACGTTTGTTCCTGGCACCACGGCGCTGTCCGCCGCCGGTGTGACCGCGGTATACCGCGATTGCAGCTTGCTGCCGGGCACTGCGCAGTAATTTTATTTTGATCGGGCGGCTTCCGGGAGTGTACCTAGGGGCTGCCCGCTTTTTTGTTGTCAACCTGGAGAAGAGATATGGCGAACATCAATAGGCCGGCGGTCACGGTCCGCGAGGAAGAATCCTTGATTGAGCCGGTAGCGGCCAACGTGGACCTGCGCGAGCTGGTGGCTTCGGATGCTTTCATGAATGAGCCGGTCACGATCCGCCTGCACGAGACCTCTGACGAGAATCTGCAGCAGATCGCCACGATCAACTGCAACGGTGTGAATCAACCGATTGCCCGCGGCGTCACCACGACGGTGAAGCGCAAGTTTGTGGAAGTCTTGGCCCGCATGAAAGAGACCAAGTACAACCAACGCATGGTGAACCCTTCGGAGCCGGACCGCATGGAAATGATCCCGCGCTCTGGTCTGGTGTATCCGTTCGAGGTTCTCAAGGACGAGAACCCCAAGGGCCGCGAGTGGATTTCCCACATCCTGAATGAGCCTGCGTAATGAATTTCCTTCAATTGGTCAATCGGGCGCGCCAGGAATGCGGCGTGCAAGGCAGCGATCTTTCGACGCTCTCCTCTTTGACTTCTGTAGAGTCGAAGCGATTCTACAATTGGATTCAGCAAGCCTGGAGTGACCTGCAGTCCTTGCGCGAGGATTGGATTTTCTTGCGCAAGAACCTGCAGTTCACCACGGTGGCCAACCAGTGGGAATACGACCCCGCGTTGACGCCTTTGTCTCTTTCCGACTTTGCCAACTTCAAAGTGGATAGCTTCCGTTGTTCGACCGTGGGTTCCGCACTTGCCGACGAATATCGTCTTGGGTTCGAGCCGTGGGATAGCTTCCGCAACCTCTACCAGTTCGGCGCGATGCGCACGAACTACTCGCGGCCGGTGCAGGTTTCGGTGACGCCGGAGAAGCACTTGGCCTTGGGGATGACCCCCGATCAGCCGTACGTCATCACGGGAGAATACTTCTCCAGTCCGGTCGTGCTCTCCGCAGACACGGATACACCTGCGATTCCCACCCGGTTCCACATGCTTCTGGTGTACGACGCCATGAGCGCCTACGCGGCGTTCGAGTCCGCGCCTGAGGTGGATACCCGCGCCCAGAAGGCTCGAAACAAACTCTGGCCCGTCTTCCTTCGGGAACAAACCCCGGCGCTTGTATCCGGCCCTGCATTGGCTTGACATGGCCGACAACTGGTCCACAGTTCGGCACAAGGTCATCGACTGCAAAGGCGGCCTTGACCTTGTCACGCCTCTGCTGAAGCTTGAGCCTGGGGTTCTGAGGGACGCGCTCAATTACGAAGTCTCCATCACTGGCGGGTACTCGCGCATCGCGGGCTACGAGCGCTTCGATGGTCAGGCATCCCCTTCAGCGGCCGTTGCCGCAATGTTTCAAGCATCCTCGGTCACGGGTCTGGCGGTAGGCAACGTCATTACCGGTGGCACCTCCCTGGCTTCCGCAACCGTGTGCTACATCGATATCACGGTTCTTCCCAACGTCGTCGTGTACACAAAAGCCACCGGAACCTTTTTGAGTGGAGAAGCTTTCAAGGTCGGCGTCACGACCATCGGCACGATCTCGTCGCTGGGTGGAGGCGGAACGTCATTGCAACAGGCACGATACGCCGCTGCAGCCGCCGACATTTACCGCCCTGCGATCCTCGCCGTCCCAGGCAGTGGTCCTATTCGAGGCGTCATCAATCTGAACGGAACGGTTTACGCTTTCCGCGACAATATTGGCGCGACAGTATGCAACCTTTACAAGAGCACGTCCTCCGGATGGACGCAGGTCGCCTACGGCAAGGAACTCTCTTTCACGGCCGGACTGGTGCAGATCAATGATGGCGCCACCGTTACAGGCGGAACTTCCGGCGCCACGGGCATCGTTGCTCGCGCAGTCCTGCAGTCTGGGGTGTGGGGCTCTACCGCCGCAGGGCGACTGATTCTCTCTTCGACAACGGGAACGTTCACCGCTGGCGAAACTATCAAGGTGGGCGCCACCAATTGCGCCACTGGTTCTGGCGCGCAAGTTCAAATCGCGCCACTCCCAGGCGGCACGTATTACATGGTGAAGGGTGTGGTGAGCGGGTCAGGGACCGCACTCGGGGGAAGCCAGAACGCCAAGGCGTACGGCGCTGACGGTGTCAATCGCGGGTTCGAGTTTGATGGCACCACTTATGTACCGATCGCGACGGGCAACTCTCCTGATACCCCCAAGGTGATCTCACCTCACAAGAACTACCTCTTCATGGGGTTCAAGCAATCTCTGCAGTTCAGTTCTCTTGGGTTGCCTTATCAATGGCAAGTCGTCACGGGCGCCGGCGAAGTGGGCGGCCTGCCTGAAGACGTGACCGACTTGATCGAACTTCCTGGCAGCCAAGCCACGGGCGCGATGATGGTGGCCTGCCAGAACAACACCTTCATTTTGTACGGAACCTCTTCCACGACATGGAATCTGGTTCCTTACAATACCGGTACAGGTACCTACTTCCGCACGTCGGCCACCATGAGCGACACCTACTTCCTGGATTCTCGTGGGGTGAATTCCCTCAAGGCGTCCTTGAACTACGGCAACTTCGACTCTGCACAGTTGACCTTCGCCTTGCGGCCGTTCATTCAAACGCGCCGCACGCTTGGCGTAGATGCGTCGATCAACCATGAGAAGTCGCAGTACCGCGTATTTTTCAGTGATGGGTATGGGTTGTACCTGACCATCAACAATGATGAATTCCTGGGGGCGATGCCGGTATTGTTTCCCAACCCCGTGTCGTGCATCACGGAAGGCCAGAACACCACTGGCGCCGAGACTGCCTTCTTCGGCAGCACAAATGGGTTCGTGTATCAGCTCGACACCGGCACCAGTTTCGACGGTGCGGCGATCGTGGCGAACCTGACGTTCACCTACAATGCGATGGGCGACGCGCGCACGCTCAAGCGCTTCCGCAAAGCCAGTCTCGAAATTCAAGGCGTGGGCTACATCGGGTTTTCGTTTGCCTACGATACGGCGTACGCGACTTCGCAATACGAGTCTTCGCCTTCGACGTTCTACGCCGCGGCGCTGCAGTCGGCGTACTGGGACGCTTTCTCTTGGGACAATTTCTTCTGGGATGGGTCAACTTTGCAGCCGACTGAGCTGGAATTGACAGGCACCGCCGAGAACATTGCCTTGCGCATTTCGTCCTCATCAAACTATGTTCAGCCCTACACGCTGAATTCCATCACGATGCATTACTCGTCTCGCCGAGGAATACGATAATGGCCAATGAATTTTATACCCACTCGGGCTACCCTTCGACCGGATCGGCGGGATCATCCTCGGCTTTGCGCGCGGAGCTGGATGCACTACAAGCCGCATTCGACAAGCTGCCGGGCATGTCAGCCAATGCAGGGCGCTTTGTCGCGGTGAACAGCGGTGGTACGGCCCTGGTTCCCGTGACCTCGCTCTCGGTGGATGTCAGCGGCAACGTCACCCTCACGGGAAATTTGACTGCCGCCGCGCTCATCCCTTCCTCCGCTACAGTCCCTACGACGGGTTTCTACCTGCCTTCGGCTGGCGCGGTGGGTGTAGCTACAAGCGGTCTTGCTCGGGCCAGTTTCCCTTCAACTGGTGGCTTGTTGCTCAACGCCCCCACGTCAGGTCAGGTTCTCACCGCCGTTGGCACGTCCTATTTCCAAGGCGCTGCCGCAGCGGGCACCGTACTCTCGATCCTTCCTGACCCCGCATCAGGGGTCAACGGCGTCACGATATCTTCGACTTTCGCCACGGGTGGATACGGGCCGATCAACTTTCAGACTTCGGCCACGACACGCCTTTCCATCGCCGCAGCAGGCTTGGTGACCATTGCCAACGGCCTCACGATCACGGCCTCAGGACTCACGGTCTCAGCGGGTGGAGCAAGCATCGTAGGCGGCATCACGAACACTGGCGGTGTGATCAGCAGTACGGCAACCGACAGTGCGGGTAACGCCGGCTGGTTGCAGTTGCGGAACACTTTCAGCACTGCCGTCAACAAATTCATTCGCGTCGGGACTAGTAGCAACCTTGAGGTTGTAAACAGCGGGAACACCGCAGTGCTTTTTGGGTTGTCGGATACCGGAAACACCACCATTACGTCTTCCGCCGGCACGGGGCTTGCAATCAACGTAGCCACAAACAACAACGTCATAAACGCGTCTGATGGAACCACAGGTTCTGTGTGGTACAGCGGTGGGGGCAACGTTATTCTTGGGACGGTCACTGCCCACCAGCTCCTTGTCTATACGAGCAATACCAGTCGTATCGCTATTTCCGCGGCGGGCAACGTTGGGGTCAACGCCCCAAGCAGCGGCGCAGCTTTAACGGTAACAGGGGCTGCAGTCACTTCAGGCGCGCTCGTGGTGAATGCGGGGGCCTCCACTGGCGAAGGCATGACTTTGTACGCCAGCACCGTCTCGTATGGAGCCTCTATTGTTGGAAGGGCGTCTGACAACTCCAGCATCCTTCGCTTTGTCAATAATGCGTTTTCGCTGGAGCAAGGGGCAATTCAGTCAACCCCCACCGCGCTGAACTTGAATTATGCTGGAACGACACGAGTCTCCATCGCTTCCGGTGGTGCGGTGACAGTCATCGCCCCGACCAGCGGCAACGCCCTCACCGTCAACGGCAACGCCTACACCCCAGCTTCTGCGCTCACATGGGGGGCGACGCTCACGGTGAACGCCCAGTTGTCCAACTTGTTCTATGTGACGCTGACGGGCAACACCACGACGTTCACCATCAGCAATATGCAGGACGGGCAGACGATCAACATCTTCTTCACCCAAGACGCCACAGGTAGCCGTACGCTGGCATGGAGCGGTGTGAAATTCCCCGGCGGTTCCGCTCCTGCACTGAGCACTGCAGCCAATGCCGTTGACTTGGCCGTCATCACTAACCGTGGGGGTGTGTTCTACGGCTCGCTCTCGAAAGCCTTCGCATGAGCTTCGCTGCCCGCATGATGACGAGCAGTTTCACGCCCATCACCAATACTTACAACACGGGGTCCGGCACGGAGACCGTACCTGCCGGCGCGTCGCAAGTTGTCATCACGTTGTGGGGCGGTGGCGGTGGAGGCTCACGAGACGTCTTAAGCTCGATCGGATCAGGTGGTGCGTCGGGTGGTTACGTGCAGAAAACGCAAGCTACATCTGGCGGCAGCACGTTTGCATACGCTGTCGGGAATGGTGGTACGGGGCGGATTACTTCGGATGGCAACGGCACAGCCGGGGTTGCTTCGACGATTACAACCCCTGCACTTTCTGCAGGGGGTGGTGGCGCCGGGTTGGTAGCAGGTACGGCAGCCACAGGTGGCGCAGCCACAGGCGGAGATACGAACACGGCGGGTAATAGCTCTCCCGGTGGAGGCGTCGTTACAGGTAAAGGCGCACCGAATGGCGGAGCAGACGCAACCTTGTCGGGCGCGGCAGGTACGGCTCCGGGCGGCGGCGGCGCCGCAAACTATGGCGGCAATGCGGGCAACGGATCAACCGGACGCATCACCTTCGCCTACACATAAAGGATTCTCATGAGCAAGCTACTCGATATTTGCACGGCGATTCTCCTCGAAATCATTGGTTGGAGCGCGCTTCCTTTAGCCCCGATTGCCGTCTTGTTTGCCGCCAAGGATTCCACCCTTTCCACCGACTCATATGGCATAGGCCCCGCGGTTCAGCGCGCCAATCTTCCTTGGTGCTTCAAGTGGTTGGAGACGTTTGACGAGCGCCTCCCAGGAGGTTTCTATGAGCCTGCGGTGCGTGACACCTACGACAGGTTCGGGTGGTATTGTTGCGCCGTGACTTGGCTTTGGCGCAATCGCGCCTTCACCCTGGCCAAGGTGTTCGCTGTCCCGACGACCACCTACCAAGACACCCTGTGGCGCAAGGATTGGACCTGGAGCATTTTCCGCGGAACCGTGGGTTGGAAAGTCTACCGAGCCAATCCTTTACGGACACCGACGGATTTGATCGCGATTCCATCCTTCTCGATTCGCTTCAACCGCAAGACATGACCGCTCACTTCGATCGCCGCAAACAGATGACAGAAGAATGCCTGCGATTGATTGATCAACTTTCCCGTGTTTCAAAGCCTCAACAGTTGAGCGATTCGTCCGAGGGTTTGGAACATGGTCGAGATCAACTCTTGAAATCTGGCATTATCCAGTCGAAGCCCCTACAATAGCCCACGGGATATTCCGCCTGTCATCAGCCGCACTTGCGGCTTTTTCTTTATCTGGAGACTACGTCATGGACCCGATCACGATTGCAATGGGCTTGGCGCAGTTCGTTCCCCAGATCACCAAGTGGATCACCGGAAGCGACAAGGCTTCGGCGGTGGCGCAAAAAGCGGTAGATATTGCGCAGGCAGTGACAGGCGCACCGTCAGGTGACGCCGCACTGAAGGCCTTGCAGGCAGACCCCAATCTTGTGCTCAAGTACCGCCAAGCGGTGCTGGACCAGGAGATCGAGTTTGAAAAATTCGCGGTGCAAAATGCCAGCGATATCAACGAAACCATGCGCGCGGAAGACAAGGGGGACCATTGGGCAACCTACTCGTGGAGACCTTTTATCGGCTTGTGTGTGGGATTCAATACCTTCGCGGCGTCAATCCTTGTGCTGGGTGTTTTCGGGGCGACCATTGGCGGCAGTCCACAAGCGGCTATTGCCGTGACCCAGCTTCCTGTAGCGCTTGGCGCTTTGGCCGCGATCAACACGACAGTGCTTCCGATCCTGGGAATCGCGTCGTGGTTCCGAGGGAAGATGCAAGCGGACCCCTCTATCAAGACGGATAATCGAGGATAAGCAATGGCAACTCCTGCAGGGATCATCGGCACTGCCGCAAACAATTTGACGGGCCAGACTCCGCCCCCTCCGGCAGACCCTGTCCAGACAACCGGGGTGGCACAAACGACGCCGGTATATCCTGGCGGCAGTGCAACGTATAAAGAGCCCCAGGCAACCGCCACCACGACTCCCACCAATACCACGACTACGCCGGACCCCAAGAATCCCTACGCACTTCCCGCAGGGAATGTCGATGCTGGGTCATCTGCCGCGCCGACGACGGACGCCAAGGCGCCGACAGCGCAACCAACGACCAACGTCAAGCAAGCGAACTATGGCGACGTGGCCAAATGGAATGTGGATGACAAGTCGTCGGTAGCGAACAACTTGCAAGGCATCATCGCGAGCAACAGCCCCTTGATGCAACAGGCGCAAACGAAAGCGCTAGAGGCAATGAATGGCCGTGGCTTGGTGAACAGCAGCATGGCTGAACAGGCCGGACAAGCGGCCGTGATTCAGAGCGCCCTGCCGATTGCTCAACAAGATGCTTCGACCAATGCCAGCGCGGGCCAGTTCAACGCTGCGGCAGAGAACCAGAAGATCGGTGCGAAGTTTTCAGCAGACACGCAAGGCAACATGCAGGATGCATCGGCGTCCAACCAATCGAAGGCGCAGCAGTACGCCGGCGATCTATCGACGAATCAACAGAACGCCCAGGCGAAGAACCAAGCGTCGATGCAACAATACGATGCAGGCCTCAAGGCCGCCATGCAGAATGCCGACGCCGCCACAAAGCTGCAGCTCTCGAAACTCGACAGCGATACCAAGACCAACCTCGCCAATATCCAAGCCAACTATCAAGTGCTGATGCAGGCGAACAGCTCCGGCGCGCAGCTCTACAGTCAGGCACTGCAACAGATGTCCGCAATCATGAACGACAAGGACTTGGACGCCACGTCGAAGACGGCCTACATCAAGCAGTTGACCGACAACTTGCAAGCGTCTCTTGGCTACATCGGCAAGATCAGCAACCTCGATCTGGCAGGCATTACAGGCACGGGCGGCACGATCGACACGGCGAATAATGGCGGGGGAACAACGCCTGGAGGCGCGCCTCCTCCGCCGGGAGGCAGCGGCAGTCCTGCCACTGGCGCTCCGCCCGATGCGCAAGCGACAGACCCTACTGCCGCAAACTATTACGCCTCCGGTGCAGATTTGACTTCGGCAGGATACATGCAGGCCAAGAATGGCCAGTGGTTCAACCCGACGACAAAGGTGACCTACTCGGGCGGACCGATCCGCACGAAGGGTTATTTCTAACATGTCGCCGCTCATCGCGCCCTTCTTGGCCAGCGGGACCATTTCGCAGCCGGTGGCCGACGAGCTGCAACGGTGGTCGCCATACCCGATCCACATCGACGGAGAGTTGGCCGCATGTGGGTTCATGTTGGGAACAGAGATTCACTTCGCCGTGTTGCCGTCTTTCAGGCACAAGGTGATCACGCGTCGAATTGCGCGCGAGTTTTTCACGCCATTGCTTTCGCATTTCCCTTATCTCACCACGCGCATTTTGCTCGGCAATGAGAACAACGAGTTTGTCCGTCGAATCGGGTTTGAGAACACATGGTCGGACACGACCTTCAACTACTACTTGATGGCGGAGTTGCCGCCCTGGATCACAAGGAAGAAAAAATGAACCGCTTTGGAAAAATTCTCTTGGGCCTCGCGGCTCTGTTGACTTGCTCCTCTGCCTTTGCAGACCCGATCACGATTGCTGTCGGGGTAATGGAGATCGCTTCTGCCGCAGAGATGGGCTCTGCGATTATCACCGGCGTGATGTACGCAGCGGGCGCGTTGAGCATCGTCGGGGGCCTGACGCAAAACAAGTCGCTCGAACGAATTGGGGGCTACCTGGGGATGGCCGGCGGTGTTGCTTCTCTTGCCTCCAACCTCGCCTCTGCCTCGACAACGCTCGCTACGCAAGAAGGCGGCGCTACGGTTGCGGCCAGTTCCGAGATTGCCGCCGCTCCTGCGACTACCGCCCTTGGGGAGCAAGCCGGGAATACCGCGATCAGCGATTTGAATACCGGCGTGAATGCCGCGGTAGACCCCGCCGCAGCCCAGTCTGTCAATGCCAACTTGGCTGCCCAGCAAGGCGTATCTGGTGTGGCTGACGCCGCGCCGGCGGGTGGCGGAGCGATTGCCGGACCGAATGTGATGACCGGTTCTGGCGCTGGCACGACTTCATTCGCAGACCCTTCGGCCGTAACTCCTCCTGGTATTGATTTCACCGGTGCTCCGGCAGGCGATAGTGGCGGTCTGATTCAGAATGCGTCTTCTGCCCCGGCGTCTTCCTCTGACTCGTTCACGCCGAATGACACGTCCGGTGGCGCCAATACCTCCACTGGCTCAGGATCGGGAACCACAACGTATAGTCCCTCGCCGTCGATCCCTGGAGTGCAAGATGGGCCGACCGTTGCCAAGGATTCTTTCTGGAAAGGCCTTGTCGATAACCCCAGTGGTTGGATCGACAAGAATAAAGCGGTGATCGATGTCGCCGGAAAGTTTGGTTCCGCAGCCATGCAACAGCTCGCCCCGAGTGGCAAGGATCGCGCTGCGCTGATGGAAGCCCAGCTCCAGCGCGACAAGTTCAACTACGAAAAGCAACGCGTGGCGAACTACAACAAGAGCGTGCAAGGCGCCGCAGGTTCACACATCGGATTCGATCCCAACTCGAACCCTTATGGCGGCCCGACATTCGACCCGACCCGGTTCGTGCCGAACCCGAACGCTTTGCAGATGGGTGCATGGCGCCCGAACACTCCTCCTCCCGGCATCATTGCCGGTGCACAAGGCTAAAGGATCATCATGAGCGGAATCATTCGACAAGCCGGCGGTGGCCAACTCACCCCGGAAGCACTGCAGCAACACTTCAAGGTGCCGCCCAAGCTGCACGCGCCCTACGTGAAAACCTGCGCAGCGGGAATGAAGCTGATGTTCGACGCTTCCACGCACCAGATGGTCGCTGACTACCTGAAGAAGCCCGGCCCCTTGGGGCCGCTTGTCGGGAAAGGCATCGCAGATGTGGTGCTCTACATCTTCAAGGAAAGCAACCAGACGCTGCCGCCCTCAGTGCTCGTTCCTGCCGGCATGTACCTTGTGGCCCAGGCGATCGACTACATCAAGAAAACGGGCGTGCGTCCGATCTCGCCCCAAGACGAAGGCCAAGCCACGCAGATGATGCTTGGTCTCATTTTGCAGAAATTCCACATCGACCCTGACAAAATGATGTCGCATATCGACCAACAAGGCGCGGCGCCCCAGGCCGCTCCAGCAGGAGCGTAATCATGGATTGGGGATTGATCGGCCGTGCGGTAGCAGGTGGTATCGGAGGCGCATCGGAAGCGCTCTCTGATATCGCTGAAAAAGATATGGACGTGGAGAACAAGCAAAAGCTTGCGAAGACCATGGCTGACCTCGATGTTGAGAAGCAAAAGCGAATCGAAGAGAACACGCACGCCGCAAATGTCGAAGCCGCTCAGATGGAACGTCAGCGTCTCATGGCAGTTAACGCCGCGGCGCCGGTAGACCCTTCAACGCCGGGATTCGCCCAAGCGCGTCAGCGCGGGGACTACGCCTTGTCTCAAGGGGAAATCCCCCTTGCGAATGCTCACTACGACGCCGCAAAGAGCAGCATCCACAACATCGGGTATGGCCAAGAAGCTGGCGATATGTCAACGGGCCAGCGGATTGAGGATTGGGGCAGCTCGGTATTGCGTGCGGAGTCTCGCAACAAGGCCGGCTCGAAAGAGATGACCCCGGAGCAAAAGTCGATCCAGCTCACAAAGCTGGAGCAAGGCTACGACTCCGTGGCGAAAGACTTGATCAAACCCGTGAACTTGCCCGCCTATGCCGCGGACCCTCTTGATCCTATCGGGGGCACGGTGGACAAGGACGCCGCTCGCAACGTAAAGATGATGGCACTGAAGATTGCCCAGACCAAACTCTCGGGAGATAGCCCGGAGCCGGTCTCGCCCAGCACGCTTTTGTCTCAAGCCATGCCGGCCTACACACGGATCAACCAACTGGCAGATGCCGCGGTGACGGCTTCCACGACAGACAAGAATGGGCCCCTGCTTCAAGGGAAAACGGTAGACGCCAAGTTGGCCGCGCTGTTGTCGAAGAATATCGCCTACCAGACCAAGGGTGGGCTCCAGATTCCTCCGGATCAGTTGACCGGGGATGCTGACGCCGTGCGCCGCACGATCTTCCTTGCCGCGCGAGACAAGGGTTTGGCGTCTTTCACAGGCAGTGATTCGGCGCCCACCGCATCTGCCTCGACGGCTGCGCCGGCGAAGGCCGCCCCAGCGCCAACACCTGCGCCGAAAGAAACCGCAGCGCCTGCCCCTGCGGCAGCGAGCGCTCCGGCCACGGGTCTTGTAGCCGCGGCGCAAAGCAAGCCTTCAACCCCTTTCGATGATATGGTGTCGCAAGTTCGAGGCGGCCAGTATTTCAGGGTCACCGGACTTCCCGGATTGTTCAAGACCCGAGAGGAAGCCATCGCGGCGTACAAGGCCGCTAACCCTTCCGGTCCCTCGGGCATGAGCGCATCCTTGTCCAAATACAACGACTGAGAAACTGATGCCCACCAATCCCTGGCAAGCGCTTGGATTCGACTCTCCCGATAGCAGCCCCGCGCCTTCCGCTCCCGTGAATGCCGCCGAGCCGCTCGGGGTGCGAAACAACAACCCTGGAAATCTGGGGAAGGGAACCAAGTTCAACGGCGAGATTGGAGATAGTGGGCGCTTCGGGGTGTACGACTCGGCGGAGAATGGCCTGCGTGCGATCTCGAAAAATCTTCTGAATTACAACGCCCAGGGGGTCAACACTCCCGCGGCGATCATCAGCAAGTGGGCGCCTCCCAACGAGAACAAGACCGACGCCTACATCACGGATGTGTCCCGCGCGCTCGGCGTCAATCCCGACACCCCGTTGGACCTGACCGATCCGCAAACCCTGGCCAAGCTGACCGTCGCGATCGTCAAGAAGGAAAACGGAAAGCAGCCGTACAGCCCGGAACAGATCAGTGGCGCTGTGGCTTCCGCCTTGTCGAACGCCCCCGCTCCGGCGCCCGTGGATCAACCTCCTGCGGCTCAAGCGCCAACTACACCGCGAGCGCGCAGCCCTTTCGCAGAGCTAGGTTTCGACACTCCGGATACAGCTCCAGACACTCCTGACGCAACGCAAGGCGCGTCTGACGAGGTTCCTGACTACGCGGCGCAGATGCGGGAGTACCAATCCCACGGCGCCGGAAAGCACTTCCTCGGCTCCTACTCCGACACCATCTCCGGTTTGCCGGCGCTCGGCATGGCTGCGGTGGGCTTGCTCGGAAAATCACTCGAACGTGTGGTGGGCACCGGTGGCGCAGCAAGTTGGCTTGCCGACACCGGATTGAGCTACTACCAAGCGCATCAAGCCGAAGAGCAGAAGCACACTCAATTCAATTCCGATATCACGACGGCGCTACACAACGTTCGCGAGAAAGGAGACTACCAGTCCTTGCTCGATCTCGGCGGCGACGCGGTGGGGATGGCGCTCGGCATGATGACGGAGCAAGCCGCGGCGACTTTCCTGGGTGGACTTGTAGGCTCGGCTGTTGGCCCGGAAGGAACCGTGGGCGGCGCTGTCTCTGGCGCCGTGGCTCCGACTGCAATCAAAGGGCTTGTGCGCAGCATGGCCGACAAGGCGATCGCAGAGAAAGTCTCGGAATGGGCGGCGGAGAAGTCAGCCAAGATGATCGCGAGCGGAATCCCTGACGCACTGGCCAAGCGCGAAGTCTCCGCGTGGATGGCCAATGACGCGGTCAGGTCCGCCGCGGTGAAAGCAGTCGGAAAAGACCTGGGTCAAACTGCCGCAAGTAACCTCCTGAACGTCGGCCAAACATTGGGCATGGCGTACGGCGGCGCGGCGGAGCAAGCGGAAAAAGATGGCAGGGAATTGGATGGGGTTGATCTCTTGCGCGTCTGGGGTCTGGGAACAGTCGCCGGCAAGATGCACGAGATCATGGCCGCGACAGGGGTCAATGCCGTCGCAGGCAAGATTCCCATGCCCGGCGCCACCACGCTTGGCCGGACCGCCACTGGCGCCGTAGCCGGGACCGCCACTGGCGCCGCGAGCATGGTGGGTATGACCGCGGCTTTGCGTGGCGCTGCCGGGAAAGATATCACCAGTGACGAAGCCCAGCGGGAATATGCCAACGCGGCCGTAATGGGCGGCCTCCCTGGCGCAGGGGTGGGGGCCATCGGCGGTGCAGTTGCAGGGCCACGCCCGGCTACCTCTGCACGGGAAGTGTTCGACCGTGTCATGTCCGCGCCGGATATAGACACCGCGATCTCGGAGGCATTGGATTCTTCGCAGCACCCCGCAGCAACGCAGCCCGAAGTCAGCGCTGACCAACACCTCGGAATGCTGGATCAAGGGATCGATGCGTACAAGGCGCCACTGCAAGAAGCAGAGGTTAGCGCCGATCAACGTATCGCCGACGCTTCTGCGAACTCTGTACTCGGCCCATTGCCGTCGAATCCTCTCACGGGTTCAGCCCTGCGCTCGATTGAACAGCGCGGCGGGGTAGCATCGCCGGAAGAAGCGGCGCATCTCGACACCGCCATGCCGGGTCAACGCCCCTACGATTCGATCGACCCGAACCTTGCCATTCCTCCGCGCCCCGATACTCAGCCGAAGCCCATGTCGGGAGTTGGCTCGCGAGTTGCCGATATCAAAGCCGATATCGCGGAAGGTACGTCGCCCTACGCCCAGAAATTCTTGCAAGACTACCGGGATCAGAACGGCATCGGGTATCTGGACGGCAAGATGTCGGACCAGGAAATCCTGAACCATGCAGGAAAGTACGAAACCGACAATGCCAAGACGCCGGATCAGTCGCCGCCTTTGTCGCCGGAAGTGCAAGGCAAGCACGCCATGGTACCGACGGAGATCAATCCCACCGTTCGCCTGGAGCGCGCCAACCAGATCGCGGAAAAGAACAAGACCGTTGACCCTATCGAGGCAGCCGCGCGAGCACGACAAGAAGAAGTGGCTCAAGCGCAAAAAGAGGCCCAGGATCGATTGGCGGAGGCCGCCCCTCCCACGAGTCCCGGCGGTATCGCTTTGCGCTCCACGGATCGATCTGATGCGGCGGAAGGGAAATCTGAAGAGAAGCCTCTGTCTGAAGAGTCAGACGAGCGGCATCCTGACACGATCGAGAAGGTGAGCCCGGAGTCTCTGCCCAAGATGGGCGGACCCGGAGAGTCCGGCATGACCCAACGGGGGCACCGACTTGTCTCTGCGGTGGCGCGCATTTTCAACAAGCAGGTGGTGCTCTACAGAGCCCCGAACGGAGGCAGGGAAGGCGGCTTCGTACACCCTTCCGCTCCGGGAAAAATCTTCCTGAATGTGAATGCCCGCGAATCCCACTTGGCCGTTGTCGGCCATGAACTCACGCATCTGATGGCAAAGGAAAGCCCGAAAGCGTTCTCTGCGCTGCGCGCCGTCATTGAGAAAAACCTGAGCGAAGAAGACCTTGCCAAGTTCAAGAAGTATTACAAGCTTGACGCGGAAGATCATATCGACGAGTTGACGAATGACTTGGTAGGCAACCACTTCATGAAGCCGGAATTCTGGCACAAGGTATTCACGGAGATCAGCCGCGAGCACAGCGGCGAGGCACGCCAGATCATTGCCCACTTGGGCCGGCTGCTTCGCGACACGATTGATCGCGTGCTGAAGGTGGTAGGTGGGAAAGGGTTCGACTCGGAGAAGTTCGTCAAGAATCTGCGAGAGGTGAGCGACGCAGTGCACGACGCCATGGTGCAGTACGCCAAGGAAACCCGCGACCCGACAGTCTTGTCCCTCGAAAAACCTGACCTTGCGTTGACGCCTTTCGAGCAACACAAGGCCAGGAACGAAAAAGGCGCGATTATGTCGCCGGATCGTGGAGGGGTGAGCGTCACAGGGACCCACTACTCCACGGCCAAGCGCACCGAAATCGATACCTCGAAATACGGCACGGGGGAGCGTGACGCCGCCGCTGGCCGGATCGCGTCTTCCGGCGACGCACGTCTCAAGAAGCGTGCTTACTTCTACGTGAACGAAGGTAAGGGGGTCAAGCCGGAATCTGGTGTGGGTTACCACGCTCACGAAGCAAAACTCGACAACCTGTACGACACCGACGCCGATCACCTGGGGCTCACTGGCAAGGGAGGCAATGCCTTGGAGCAAGGGGTGCTCGACAACGGCTATTCAGGCTACTACGCGCCCAAGGCGTTCGGTGCACATGGCGCCGCGGTCATGCTGGGGGACCACAAGATTCCCGTGGAATACAAAGGCATGGGTGGTCGTCCTCCTCGTGAAGATATTTCTCGCGCAGCGCCGACACCCAAGGTCAAGCCCGAACACGTGCAAATGAGCCCCGATCGGGGCGAGCCAGTGGTGAACATTGGCCTCGACGTTCCTGGCGGTGGGGGCTTGGATGCCCAGCACGCCCGTGACGCACTGGCCAAGTTCGGTGTGAAGATCAAGGCGGAACGGATTCAGCGCAGCAACACTGAGCAAACCCTGGTGGCCACGCTCGACAAGCCGCTCTCCGACGCCGACATGCACCAGCTCTCCGTCGATCTGAAGCAGGAAGCCATCCCGCAGTGGGACGGCAAGAAGGGCGCGCTTCACGGTCCAGAGAAACAGAAGTGGGATAACGGGCGATTCAACCCTGACTACTTTATTGAGCCCAACGGCAAGACGATGTCGGAGAACGACGCCGCGCCGACGAAAGCACCTTCTCGCGAGCAAGCCTCCGAGAATCTTGGCCGCGACTTCAAGGACATGGCCAAGGAAATCGGCGACGAGGCATTCCAGTATCCCAGGCTCAAGGGCGACAAGGATTTGCAGAAGACCGCAAACCAAACAGGATTGCCGATCAAGGTGACGGAAGAAGAGAACCCGATCAATGATCAGGCGTGGATCATGCGCATGCCTGACGGCAAGCCGGTGTACGTCGAGCGCAAAGGCAAGGATGTGTTTGCAGACTTGGCGAGCCTGGAGTCAGGCAAGTCTCGGGGCACGGCTGCCTACCAAACTATTTCATCTTGGGCGCACGCCAACGGCTACATTTTTGAAGGCGACCCCAAGGGGATCAGCGGGGCCGGCATGAGCCGCCGTACAGAGAACATGATCAGCAGCGCGATTCGCCACGACTCGACGGATCACTTGCGCCTGCACCCTGACCAGAAGGCCGACCAAGATATCAACTGGGGGGTGGAGCGCACCAATCACAACCTCGGCGAAATGCTCCGCGCGTCGTACAATAAGACCGTCAAGGAAGTTCCGGAAATTGCGGATATCACGGCTACTGAACACGGAGATTTTGTCAATGGAAAAGGTGAACTCTTCACCGACCCCGATTTCGCCAAACTGGCTGGACGAGATGCGAGCCGATCCGGAGCTGGAGAAGTGGCATCAGGAAAGGCAGAAGATGGTCGAGCGGGAGTTTCAACTCTTAAGAGGGCTGCCGTCGTTGGCACTTTGCTCCGACGCGCATCTTCGGGCGATGGCGCAGAGCTACGGCCTCGGGGTGAATCGCTGACCCGTGCGTTGTATTCGCCTGAGCGTGAGGTAGAAGAAACCCCCAAGCGCCATGACGTGCGTGACGAGAACGGCCGCTTCGCCCCCACTGGAAAAGCACAACTCAGCGCCGATCGGCAAGTGTTCGGGGACTTGAATCCTGCCCAGGAAGCCGCTATGCGGGCCGTGGTTGGCCTCAAGCAAGACCTGACGATGAAGGAGTCGATCGACAAATTCAAAGCGAACCTGGGGCTCAGAATCAAGCAGGGTCTGGTGGATCAGTTCGCCGCGATCAAAGAGGTGAGCCAGAAGGGCTACATGCTGGCCCGCATGAGCAAAGGTACGGACGGCACCTTGGAAGCCACCTTGCTCTACGGCGCCCCCGAAATGAATGGCGACTTGCCCGATGTGAAGATAGGCAAGGGTGGGTTCGTGGACGCACTCACTCCCTTGCAAGGCGAGCATCAGCGCGCACTGTTGTGGATTGCTGCCAAGCGCGCCGAGCAACTCAAGGCCCAGGGTAAAGAGAACCTGTTCACCGACACCGATATCACGGCGCTCAAGACCTTGGATCAAGGCAACTTCGCGGATGGCACATCCCGCAAACAGGTCTACTCTGAATTCGAGTCGAAGCTGAATGACTACAACAAGGCGGTGCTCAAGATCGCGCTCGACAGCGGGCTCATTGATCAGGCTGCATATGACATGTATCGCGATCAACCCTACGTGCCGTTCTATCGCATCGCAGATGACGACGGTTTGCAAGGCCCGAAGTTCAGCTCCGGCCTGATGAATCAATACGCATGGAAGAAACTGAAGGGCGGCACGGATCAACTCAACAGTGATCTGCTTTCTAACGTGCTCATGAATTGGGGCCACATGTTCGACGCTGCGGCGAAGAACCGTGCGGCGCGGGAGACCATGGACGCGGCAGAGAACCTCGGGGTAGCGTACAAGTTGCCCTCTGCTGCAAAAGGTTCCGTTGCGATTTTGCGTGATGGTGCACGGGAACACTTCCAAGTGATGGACCCTCATCTCCTGGAGGCCATCAGCGCGATCAACTATGTCAATCCGGAATGGGCGAAGCCCTTCTCGACGTTCAAGCATTTGCTCACGTTCGGCGCCACCGCGACGCCCGTGTTCAAGATTCGCAACTTGATCCGTGACACACTCACCACGGTAGGCATCAGCGATGTAGACAAGAACATCGTCAAGAATCTGGCCCAGGGATGGAAAGCCACGGCCCACGACAGCCAAACCCGCGCGAGCATGCTGGCCTCCGGCGGGATCATCCGCTTCGGGGCAGGCCGTGACGGCATGACCCGGTACGCCGAAGACATGATCGAGAAGACGGGTGGAAAGTTGCTCGACCGAAAAGGGTGGAAAGAGATCACCGGCCAAGTGCGCGAGCTGTACGACGCCTACGCCGAACTCGGGGATCGCAGCGAAAACATCAACCGCGCGGCGCTCTATGAACAACTCCTGGCCCGAGGCAAGACCCACGCAGAAGCGAGTTACATGTCACGCGACTTGCTTGACTTCACCATGAGTGGCCGTTGGCCACTGGTCCGCTTCCTGGTGCAGTCCGTCCCCTTCCTCAACGCTCGCATTCAAGGCCTGTACAAGATGGGGAAATTCGCTTCGGAGAACCCCCAACAAGCTGCCCGGTTTGCCGCAGTTGCCGGCGCCGTGTCCATGGCAAGCTGGGGTTTGATGATGGCCTACAAGGATGACAAGGACTGGAAACAGAGACCGGACTGGGATCGCGACACCTACTGGTGGTTCAAGGTGGGTGACACCGCGATCCACATCCCGAAGCCGTTTGAGTTGGGAACGATCGGAACCATGGCGGAGCGGTCGTGGGAATACGCTTTCGACAAGGAAATGACCAGTAGCCGATTTGCGTCTCGTGTCTCCGCCGCGATGTTTCAGACATTCAGCATGGACCCGACACCGCAGATCGTGAAGCCGATCCTGGATATCTACGCCAATAAGGATAGCTTCACCGGGCGTTCGATCGAGTCAACCCGAGATCAGCAAGAACGACCCCAAGATCGCTATGACGAGCATACGTCGATGATCGCCCGCGCACTGGGGCAGATGGGGCTGCCGAACCCTGCGGCCCTTGCCAAGGGGCAGTACGAAGGTCTGAGCCCGAAGCAGATCGACTTCATGATCAAAGGCTACTTGGGCAGCGTGGGAGCCATGAGCGTGACGGCCCTCGATTACGGCCTGCGCCCGCTCAGCGGGCAAGGTTCCCGGCCGGACATGCGCTTGAAGGATGTATTCCTGGCGGGAGACTTTGTGTCAACAGTTCCGGAACAGAACAGCCGGTATGTGGACCAGTTCTACCAGTCAGCACAGAAGATCACCCAGGCCTACCAGTCCTACCATGCCGCGGTGACTCGTGGAGATGTCGCCTCCGCGCGCCAGATCGCCAGTGAGTCGGGTGACTTGATCAAGGCGCAGCCGGAAGAAGCCAAGGTGGCGAAAGAATTGAGCGCCGTCAACACGATGATCCGAAACGTGGACTCGTCGATGTCGCTCTCGGGGGAGACAAAACGCGCCGTTCTGGACAAACTCTACCAGCAACGCAATGGAATAGCGGAAAGAGCGAAGTCGCTGTCTACCATGTGAAGATGATCCGGCCGGCGGTGACACACTCCCAGGTGAACCCGATCAGACCGATAACACTGCACCCCACCACGAGCCAGAACGCAAAATCATTACGCTCGACTCGGGTGGTGCAGTGGGTGATGACCGCGGCGCAGGCGATCACTCCCCAGAACAGCAAGGTCCAGATCAAAACACCGCCCGCAGCGCGCCGCGTACGTTGTCCTGAAAACTCTCATCATAGGTGTTGTACACGTCGATGATCCGAGGGTCTTGCGGTAGGCGTTCAGACTCATGCGTTCCGGTGCCACACGCGGTCACACCGTTGATCCGCATCACATGGCCGCCTAGCCTATAGATGGACTGCAACTCGTTGTCGAAGCGCACATCATCGGCAATCACGAGATACTCTTCCTCCAGGTAATCGTGGACCTTGGCCTCCCACAGGTTCACCCAGAAGTCCTCGCCCATGATCTTACGACCCCACTCCGTACCCAAGGTCTGCATGGCGAAGCGAGGAGTATGACCACTGAGCATGGCTCGTGGCCGTTCCTTCAAGCTGCCTTCGATCTCGTCACGAGTCAGGCCAATTGCGGCGAGCATGTTCTTCAGCCCTGCCGCAAATTTCAGGATGACCACTTTTTGGTCTTCCGCTACCGCGTCTTCGTACAGAATCTTCGCGGCCTCCGACTTGCCCGCTCCCGCGTATCCACTCAATCCGATCAGCATTCTCACTCCCCCTTCATGTAGAAATCCAGCAGTTCCGGCTCGCCTTTGAGGCGCAATCCTGGCGCCCATTCCGGCGTGGTTGACATGACCCGGCTGATGATCTTCAGGGTCTTGTCGTCTCCGGGTTCGATCTCGCCCACGACCTCATCATGCACATGGAATAGTACCGGAATACCGGCGTCCTCCAGCATGGTGATCGCGTCCCTCAAACACCCGCGGGCCATCGCCTGTGTAAAATTCTGAAAAAATTGTGCGCCGTATGTTTCAAATCGTGACCACTGTTTCGTGACTTGGTCCTGGCCTTCGTAGCTCACTTGTTCATTCCCGAACTTCCCAATTACGACTACCGGCTTGATATAGCTCAGACTGAACCCACACGGCAGGTGCATGAACAAGAAGCCGCTTCGGTACTCGAACTCGACGAAGATGTTCTCGTGCTTCGGGCCTACCCGAACCTTCTCTTTCTTCTTGTACTTCACGCTCCGAACCGCTGCATCCCCAAATGCAGACCATAGTCCGGTGTTCCAATCGGTCAGCTCCGGAGAGGCCTTGCGCCACAGGTCCACCAGCAAGGGAATTTCATCTTCGGTGATGCCCATCTTCTGCGCACCCATGCGCTCCATGGCGCCGACAGACCCGCCAAACCCGAGCGCCAATTCCGCGACCTTGCCTTTTTGCCGGAGTGGGTCTTTCTTCGTGATACTCCCTGGCGGCAAGCCGAACATTTGCTCGGCCGATGTCTCATAGATACGGCCATGCGTCTCGAATACCTCAAGGCGCCAAGGCACTTGCGCGGCCCAGGCGATCAGCCTCGCCTCGATTGAGTTGAAGTCGGCGTCCCAGAACTTCTTGCCTGGAGAAGGGATTAATGCGGTACGTACTAGCTGCGAAAGCGCTCCCGGAGGAGAACCCCACAACATCTCCAGCAACTCGAAATCTCCACGCACCAACGTCTCGCGCAATGCATGCAGGTCGGGTAGCCGATTCACCGCCATGTTCTGAAACTGAACCAGCCGTGCAGCCCACCGCCACGTCCGATTGGCGCCGCAAAACTGGAGCATCCCGCGCAGACGGCCATCCTTGCAAACGGCTCGCTCCATGGCGGCGTACTTCTTCACGCTCGACTTGGCCAGCTCCATGCGCAGCTCTAGCACACGGTGCAGCCGGCTCCCTTCAACCGCCTTGGCCAGCTCAATCGGAACGGTTTCCTTGCTCAGGCTTTCAAGGTCTACCCCTTCTTCGGTGAGGAGCCAATCCTTGAGCTGCGCCACGCTCCTCGGATTACTCAGTCCAGTGAGTGAAATAACTTCGGCCGTGCACTTCTTCGCGTACGCCTCGTCAAGCTTTATCGCGCAAGACGCCATATGGCGATCGACCAAAACACCGCGGCCATTGATGCGCATATCCAGAACCCAAGCCTCAAGTTCGATCTGCGGTAGGGGGAAGCGGTCAAGCTTCGAAGCCATCGCGGCCTCGGACTCAACGTCCCGGTTGCAGTATTCTCTGAAGAGGTTCCATTTGAGTCTGTCATGGTGAGGCAGGTTCCGTGTGCGCAATCCGTTCTTCTTGGTCGGCTTGCAGGGTTTGCAGAAATAGCTAATCAGTGCGCGGCCTTCTGACATTTTCTGTTTGTCGGAAGGTAAATTGGCCACGGCTGCCGCATGAGCGAGGCTGCCGGGAAACCCCAGCGTCAGAGCGTGCACCATGGTGCACCTCCATTGCGCTGGGTCCAGCTCCAGCTTCAAAGCGCGCGACAAGCACGTGATTTCAAACATGGCATTCCATGCCGTCTTCGTCACTACAGGGTCGCGAAGCTCGTTGTAAAGCCACTCGGGGAACGGCTCGTTGACCAAGTCGATATTCGCCACGGGGCCGTCATCGTGGCAATAGCTCAGCATGAGGACCTGAAAGTCAGGGTCCTCTGCATAGCGAAAAACGCCAACCTTTTTCAGGTCGGCGCTTGAGTACGTCTCAATGTCGATGCGGAGGATCATTCGGCGAGAAGAGAGTAGGCCAGCGTGAAAGCTTCACGGCGATCCTCCGCAGAGCCATATCGGAAAGGCCCAGCAGAAGTTACCTCCAAATCATCGGCCCAACCTTCATGCAGCGCCAGATTCCAGTGGCCATCCACCGCTTCAATCTGCAAGGCCGTGTAGTCTGCTTCCTTGATCAGCTCCCATCCCGATTGCGTCACGTTCTGCAAGTCGAACCTTTGCTCGATCACGCCTTGGAAAAGCAGCTCAATGCCTTGGTAGTCTCGGCACAAACTCTTGAGCGGGGTGGACATGTCGCCCAGGTAGGCTTCCGATGCATCGTGCAGCAATGCCGCGCGCAATACGTCCCGCGCTCGGGTCTTCTCCGACACGATCTTCAAGACATGCAGGCTGTGATCCGATACGCTGAGAAACTCCCCCACGTGGCCATTGAATCGGCACAGGTTTGACAGCGCGATAGAGATGTCGTCGATGCAAATGTCTTCAGGCTGCGGGTTCGTCAGGCGAATTTTCTTGCCCGTGTAAGTGATGATGTAGTCCATGTTGGTCGTCTCTCATAAATTGGTTGGCATACTGGATACCGGCCTTGAATCCTGCCCAGGCGGCGTCCGCTGTGGTGGCTTTCTCTTGCAACGGCATGGCCTCCCACGCCATATCGAAGAAATCAGAAGAGGAAACAGAGAAGGTCATGTCTGATGCGCCCCTTGTGGAGTCTTGGTCTCAGGCGGCGCAATGAATTGCAGGAAGTGCTGACAGAAGTTCATGGCCAGCACGGAGTACAAGTGGTTGTCGCCCATGCGCCACGTGCCCTGGCCCTGCTGCTTCCCGTCCTCCCCCGTGAGCGTCATGTGGCCTGTGCCGGCGTAACACCCACCAACCTCGACCTTGAATTGACCTTTCATGCCGGTGTTGATCAGGATGATCTGGCCTTCCACCTGTTTCCACTTCGACTCCGCGAAGTAGGTGAACGACTTCGGAATGATCACGATCTCCACGGTCTTGTCTTCCGACCGGATCGTGGTGTCGGGGGCCTGTGCGAATGCGACGGCGGCAACCAAGCCCAGCAGAACAGCGGCAAGAAAGGTCTTCATGGAGTTACTCCGGAGTGGCGATCTCAGGAAGCGCGACTTCGGCTACCGGAGGAGCGGGTTCGGGGGAAGGCTTGTTCGCGGCATTGATCTTGTCGGCTTGGACCTTCAAGTCGTTCACGACCTTGGCGAGCAACGGTGTGCCCTTCGCGATACTGAGCGGGGCGTTCTCAAGCGCGAAGATCAGAAGATTCGCATCGTCCTGGCTCAAGTCGGAAAGGGTGAAAACTGGGGCGGGCATTGCACTACTCCTCATGTTAAAGAAAAAGCCACGAGTCTTGAACAAGACCCGCGGCTATTAAAGATCACGACAAGAAGTCGTCATCCACGGCGGAGAACTCATCGGCAGCGCGCGCGCCACCGGCAAACGATTCGTCGTCCTTGGTTTTGCGTACATTGCCCAGGCCTGCGGCAATACCTCGGCCGGTCTTGCTCGCCCAACCGTAGAAGTTGATGCTCACCTGACCCCACATGCCGCTGTAGACCTCGGAAGGGCTGATGATCGGCTCCAGTTGAAGATCGACAATCTCAGGCTTGCGGGTCGTGCTGGCAGTGCGAAGGAAGTAGTGGCCGCGAACGTTCTCATCCTTGTAGTGGAACGCGCCCTCCTCGTCCTTCTTGTCGCCATCAAGCAAAGGACTCTTGATCGCGCCAGAACCGGTAGCCAGCTTGCCGGCATCCTTCTTCTTGGCGTTCTCGATCAGTTCCTTGATCTTGGCGACGCTGTCCTTGTCCGTCTTCGGGATCAGCACCGTGCACTGATACGCTTCCTTGCCATCGTCGGTCTTGCGCGGGTTCAACAAACTCAAGTACGACAGACGGCACGACTTGGTGATGAACTTCGTGTTCAGTTTTGCTTCAGTCATTTCTGGCTCCTAGCCAATCAGGGTTCACTTTTGAATTCGTCCTTGGCCGACATGGCCTCGAACGCGTACACCGCTCTCTTGTCACTCTCGGGGACCAACGTCGGTTTCCCTTTCGGCTTGGCGATATACGCCTTCGCCAATTCCCCGAATGTCTTCTTGCCTACTACACCTTCAAGTGCCGTCAACCCAAGCATGCTGCGCTCGTACAGCACCTCTTCTGCAATCCCTTCCGCAATGAGCAACTTCGCCACGGCTTCCGGGTCCGTCAAGTACCGGTTACTACGACCTTCCACCAACTTCCATCCCGGTATTGCATGCCCTCGCTCGGCCCTCAATTGGGCGTACGATTCGACCTTGCCCGCCCATAACTTGATGCTATCTGCTTTTGAAAGCACTTCCGAGATTTCTTCATCGCTCAAAAGATCGGGGCTTTTGGCCTCGTGCTTTGCCAGTGCCATGTGATACTCAGCGTTGGCCCTGCACCGCGGTGCGACTTTGCACCACCGACAGGTCTTGCGACTCGGGTTGAATTTTCCTCCACCTGACCAAGCCAGTGTAGCAGCCGGCTTCACTACCTCTTCAGCCCATTGGTAAAGATTTGCAACGTCCAATGTTTCCGGCAACACATCCTCGAATAGCCGGGGTTGGCTGATGTAATACGTCACCTGTTTGATGCCGTACAGGTGATTGAATTCCTCGCAAAGGCCCAGGGCGTAGAGCTTCAACTGTGTATTTCCTTGGGTCTCGACCGGCTCCCCCTTCCCATACTTCAGGTCCACGATTTCCGCCACACCGTCCGTGATGATCCCCAGGTCCAGCGTCCCAAAACCCTCCGGGACAAACCGGCTATAGTCCAGCTTGATCTCGACGTAGATGACGGGATCAGTGCACCGCGCGTACGCCGCAGTGATGCGTTCAAGACAGAGATCGAGGTACGGCTGCAGTTGCTCGATCACCTTGATTTCTTCCTCCGTCCAGCAATCCACCAGTTCACGCTGCAACCAATCATTGAGCCACCGCGACGCGATATCGTGCGCATCGGTGCCCTCTTTGCTGTACACCGATTCCTGGTCCGGCTCAAACTCATTGAGCCGGGCAGAGGGCGGACAATTCAGCCACATTGCCGACCCGCTGGCGCTGAGGATGGCGTGAGCACGAGGGGCTGATGGGTCTCTGAAAATTTCAATCATAGAGGTAGCCTTGCGTCACGTTATGTTCGATCAACTTGAACCCGGCCAAGGTGAAGTGCACCTCGTTCTTGGTCAACATCCGGGTCTTGATATCGACGTAGCGGAATACCAGAACAGTCTGAGACTCCGGAAAAAAAGCGGAGGTGTGGTTTCGGAGATAGAAATCCTCGGCCTTCGGGTCGATCGCCAGCTCCGTGCGCCCTTGAAACTGCGCCGGATTCTTGGAGGGGAGAATGTAAATACTCCCCCGTTCGAGCAGCTCAAGTTTCATTTGCGGCTTCCGCAGAGAGAGGCTTTCCGTCAATGCCGATCACCTTTGCCGAAGACTCGACTATCGTCTTCTCTTCCTCCGCCTTGCGCTTGGCTTCATGGTATTTCTGGCTCACCTGCAGCGCCATGACACCGAGCTGACCGGAGTTTGCAAAGGCGGAAAGGTACGCCCCCACGCACGATGCAGGGCTCTCCGGGTCGTAACCTTGCTGGTCGTTGTTGACGCGCAGCTCGTACTCGCACAACGCCTCGCCATTCTCTCCGGTGGCGTCGCGTACAATGAAGGCGATCTCACTCATTCGGGCTCTCCAGTTCCTTGTTGGCGCGCTCGTACAACTGCGCAAGGGCGGTGTTGTTCCCGGCCAGTTCGCTCAGGCTATTCACCCCGTATCCGCGGATCAGCGCCTTACTGCGCTCGGCATGTCCGGCCTGACTCAACTTCACCAGGACGGCGCGCACCTGTTCAAGACTCACCGTGGGCGCCGAGATATCTGCCGCCGGCGCGTCCGCAACTTCTATCCCACCGTCGAACGGGGCTTCCGTCTTGTCTTCGGAAGGCGGGAGTTCTCCGGCGATCGGCTCGGGCGTGGGCTCCGTTGTCGCCTCAACCGGCGGGGTCTTGCGGGTGCGCTTCTTGGTCAGCCCCTGGCTCGTCTGGTGAGCCGCTACGATCTGTTCGCCGGAACCAGCGCCCGCGTCAAGCGGATGCTCCTGTCGATCTTCCCGCTGGGACAGCTTCATTTGGTATGTCTGGATTTGCTCATCATCTTCCTTTATCCGGGCCATGGCCTGCAGGAAGGACGCGATTTCGCGGTACACCTCGGCTGATTCGTAGCCGTTCACGGTCAATTGCATGGTCTGTCTCTCTTGAAAATTGGGGAGTGATGAATCTGAGGCAAAGCGTACCTGGAGGAGGTACGCTTTGCACGAGATTATTTGTATCGGATTGCTTCTGCAGCGTTGGCGCAGGAACAGACCATTGCGCGGATGTCCTCGGGATGCTCGATCACACACTCCTCGATACCGTTGCTCAGGACCATCATCGTTCTGCCCATCTCTTTGTCGCGCTCCATGACCACGATGTGCTCTACGTTCACCCAAACTACCGCGGGAGGTTTTGAATCATCCACTCCAGACGCATGAAGCGGAATAAATATCGGTCGCATGATCATTTCCTCCACGTCGATTCTTCGATGGCTTTATCCATCTTGCGATTGTCGAGCCATAGCACCAACCACGCCGTGGCAGTGATAGCTGCGGAAGCCAACCCCACCCCGAGAACAACACCGGTCCAAAAAAGATCAAACATCTTCATCCCCTTCACGCGCGTCAATGAGAATGATGCCGACCAGGATCGCGCCACCGATCAGCACCGCCACAGGAATGCAGGACAACAGGATCAGCCCAATCAAGAGGTTCACTGTTCCATCTCCTGGTGATTCACGCACCCAAACTTTGGGCCTACCCAGAATCGACCCCCTTCAGAATACGAATACTGGAGACTGTCTTCTTCGTAGTGCAAGTCTTCTTGAATTTTTTTGCTTGTGCACCACCCGCCCTTCCCGATTCTTGCGGCACGCTCTGAAGAGGGGTTGATGTACCAACTGTCCGGGATGGGCTCCCCGTTCTGACAAGTCTCGCAATGTTTGGTCATACCTCTCCCCTCAAAACTACTCTCGACTCCGTTTCAATCCAAACGTGGGCTCCACAGGAAAGCGGTTTGTCTGGTGAATACACCACTTTGCTCGGCCCCAATATCTCAACGTCATGGGCGTAGGTGTTGTTCTTGTACGTCTTGACTGTGAGCACTGGTTCTCTCGCCCCCGTCAATCGGTTTTTCTTGATGACGTGTTGGTTCACATGGATGATCGTTTTCATTTCTGTGTCACCGCCAGCGTGCGTTTCGCCCGCTTCCCTTCATCGCTCAAGATGTCGAAGCCCACCATGTCGTAATAGCCACCGCCATCGTTGACCACTCGGCCACGGTACAGTTGTGGGTCGGCGTAAAACTGCAGCGCTTTTCGCAGACGCGTGATCTTGGTCTGAAGCTTTTCGTTTTCCGTGTCACTCATGATTTCATTGCCTCATCGATTGTGATGTCCCACATCCTTTTCGGATCATCGGCGCAAAGGATAAAAGCACCGAAGCCAACGCTCCCGGTTCTTATATTCTCGATAGCCCACCGATACCGCATTGCGTCTTGCTCGTACTCCGCTGCGGCTTTGTCAGCGGCTACTTGCAATCCGCTCAATTGAAGGCATTCCGTTTCGAGTTCCCTGATGTATGTGTGGAGCGCTTCAAGCTTGGCAAAATATCTCCGAGGGATTGTGATGTGTTCTTCGTTCATGCGCTCACCTCTTGCCAGTCCGTCAGCCAGCGGATGAAATAACGTGATTCTTCCAATCGCGGGCCTGTGTCTTCTGTGATTGCGGTGTAAAACCGCCCGCTATCCGGCTGCATCAGCGCCACGCGATACCGCACGACTTCGGGCTTGACGCGGTACTGCGCATTGTGGAAATTCCATATTGGGTCCCTCACTTCGACCCATGGCGCTTGGCCTATCCGCGCCTCGATCTTTTTCCCATCCAATGCGGCCTGCATCACTGCAATGGCTTGCTTCGTTTCTTCGATGTTCATGCGTTCACCTCTTGCCAATCCGTCAGCCAGCGGACGAATCGATTGTGAGATTCATAATTTTCCGCTTGAGCGACACTATTAGCGACTCCGACCCAATAGGCGCCCTCGCTGTTTTGCATCAGCGCCATGCGATATTTCACGACCTCACGCTTGACGCGATATTCAAAGGCGACCCAGTTCCAGACAGGACGATCATTAGGTGACCACGGGGCAAGGGTCGTATAATCCCGTGCTTTGTACTCAATCTTCTTCCCCTCCGCAAACGCCTGCATCACCGCACTAGCTTGCTTCACTTCTTCAATGTTCATTTCTCTTGCTCCTCAAAATCGTAGCCCGCGATCAGTACGGCACATGCCGCACGGAACGCGTTCAATCGAGCGCCATCACCTTGCCCCATGTCTGCACGGTAGTTATCGAGATCGATCATCTGAGCGATAGCCCACAGCAGCCTTGCTTCGTTGTCAGACATGTCGTTCCTTTCATTGACTATTCACCCGTCCACCAATCGGGGCGAGGCATGCGATCGGAGTAGCGAATTCTGTCCACTGGCTCACTGTCGATGTCTCTTGCTTCCGGCCACCAGTCCGTTACCGTCTCTCCGGCAGGCAGGTACGCAACGATAATGCTGTAGTCCTCCCCCTCTCCCGTGCACCAGTACGGCCCCGGCGGTGGAGATTTCACAGGCCGGTAGTCCTCTGCATTGGCCTTGAATCGATGCCATTCCCAAAGGGATGGCTGCCAAACTACTGCCGGCTTCATGCGTTCACCTTCAGCATTTCAAGGGTGGCCTTGATGCTTGCCTCAAAGCGTTGTCGCGTAATTGCAGCGCGGTCATGTGCTTTATACGAGTCCCTGTCTGCGTCTTGCCAGTAACGCTGACCCTCATTGAAGGCTTTGCGAAGCGCTTTTTCAACAACGATTTCCTGATTCGTGCTCATGTCGTTCCTTTCAGTAGTGCCACAATCGCATCAGCGGCACGTCCGATGTATGCGTCGTCAACGCAGGCAAAATGCGTGTCCAGTATCTCGATAATCTTTTCCTTGTCCACGTCCAGCGCCTCTGCGGCTCGTGCGTCGCCGTAGGCTTTCACAGCAGCACCTAAATGCTCGGGGTTTCGTCCAGTTACTAGGGGCGGTAATGGGATGGTCATTGCTTCCCTTTCGTGTTTTCCGTCTGGGCAAAGACCTGCAGCACATGAGCGAGGTTCAGCGCCGCCTGCGTATATTTGAGCGCGTCATCGGCTTTGGTCTCGTTGACGATCTTTTCCGCCAGCAATTTGATTGCATTGTTGATTGAGGTATTCATCGGGTTTTATCTCCAATAGTGTGAGCATTTGTCGAGTGCTCACTTACTCGTAATTTTTACCAAGTAGCTTGATGATCATGCGGTCACCTTTGGCCTCTCGAATTCTCCCGGCGTCCATTCGATATTTCCACCTTCTTCATCCGCCATGTCCTCCATAGCCGACATGCATTCCGGGTGCATCTTCACGGTTCCTGCGTCACCAAGATCGAAGTAGCGATACCTCATGTAAAGTCTTCCAATCTCGATGTGCTCATAACACCATGTGCAGCAGTGTTGCTTGCGGGCTTTGAGTGTCTCAGGCGTGGTCGAGGCGCTCATGGCATCACCTTTTCAGTCAGTCCGCGCCACGGCAACTCTTGAAATCCACTGCAAAATTTTTCGCGTGCTGCAAGGTCAAAATCGTACCAATGAATGCGCCAATGCCTTCCGTCCCAGCGGCTCCACAGTAGGTATCCTCTAGGGGTTGTGCGTTCGTACACCCCAACTCTCACCGGCTTCGTGGTGCCGGGATACCAGTCAGTAGTGGTCATTCTTCTTCGTCCTCGAATTTGTACGGCTCACCAATGAGAGTCTTTCCGCAGAAGCAGCAAAACTTGAACTCGTTATCCTCGGGTGTGCCTTCACCCAATCTGAAATACTTGCGGCAACTTGTGCCCCACAAGTCGGACTCTTCATCGCCGTCTTGAAACCAGTGGCATACGTCAGTCGGTTCGGTCATGGCATCTGCTCCCCGATGGCGGCGGCCACTCTGACTACTGCGCGGCGTGTCGTGGCACACGCATCACGTCCGAAAACTTCTTTGGCTTTAATCGCTGTTATCTCATTTGTTACTTTCCACGCTTCGACACCGGATTCGTAATCTCCGTCACCGTCCATTTCGATTCTGGCATCACTCTCAAGGCTAATTCCAAGCCTCACCAAAAGTCGGAAGGCGTCGCCATCGTCAGTGAGCGGGTTCCAATCTGGACCAGTAAACCCACAATGAGTCACGCTGTGAACCCGTTCTTCCCGCATTCCACATGCTGAGTGTCGGTGGTTTTTCAATCCCGCAGCCTTCGCTGCCATCTCAAGTAACTCGCGGTCAGTGTTCATGCCTCACCTCCATCTTTCTTAGGCAGTCGCAGTGCGGCATGCATCACTTCAACCGGCTTGCCAATGAAATAGTCCGATCCGCTCAAGTCGTCCTCAAACACGTATCGCTTCGCTGCGGCAATCGTCATCGCGTGATACGTCTCATTGAATTGACCACCTTTATTTATCGCGTGGTGCATTCCTTGAATGCAGCGGTACGCACGGACTAGTTCAGTTTTCAATTGGTCTTCGTTCATGCTGACCTCGCGGCGGCAATACAGGCACGAACTAAGGCGATATCAACATCATCCCACTCTCGTGTGTATTGAATTTCTTCTGCTATGTCCCTAATTTCTTTGTCGCTCAACTCCCGCAGGGCAGGCGCTTGCTTCAACACTTCCGCCTCAATGTCTCGCGCAAATCCAAGCCACTCAGTCCACGTTCTTGATACGTAGATTTCCCGGATGCGCTCATCCGTCAGGGATGCCGCATGCGTGGGAGGTTTTGCTATGTCGTGACCGCGCAGGCCACAATCCCCGGCGCAGTGGTAGTCCGTACACCTCTCGTCGAATGTCATTTCGTACAGCAGGTTCTCCAACGCATCCTTTGCGGCATACCAGCCACTCACATCATGTTCGACAGGGTTGCAATTGGGGTGTGCAATGCAAAGGGTATCTCGCAGGGCGCCCAGCGCGTTTTTAAGAACGGGCAACGCAAGATCACCGAGCAAAGCAGGTCCATCATCACCCTCCTCATCACCCTCCTCATCATCCCCACCTGTAATCCATCCGCAGTTCGGCCCACATGAAGTTCCGCTATCCTCTTCACCGCAAGTCGGGCAAATGGCAACGGGCGCGGCGGGTTGCACTTGCGGACTACATGTGTGGATGCCTTGCTTTCCGCAGTCGGGGCAGCTTGTTGTCTCGCTGGTCATTTCGCCTCCCGCGCTTTCTTCTCCGCAATTGCGCCCTCAAGCCAAGCCACATGATGTGCATGGACATATGGTGTAGAGGAGAGGCCCTGGAGCACTTGCCGAAGTTCCCTCGCCACTGTCGCGTTGATCGTGATGTCTTCGATCATGTATTGCTTGGGCTTGACGACGCACTCATGCAGCTTTCCAATGGCGTAGCGGACGATGCCGTACACCGAACCGATGAACACGACCTTGTAGGCAAACAACATCACAACCACCCAGATCGCAAGGTGGGGCAGGCCGGCAATGGCTTCGATCAAAAGCTTCAGCTCGTCAATCATGGCTTTCCTCCTCACGAACAATTCCCCGCCAGGGGAGGGATTGCCAATAGGAACACTTCCAACAATCCTTATCCTCCCAATACCAGACGCCGCCGAAGAACGCGGCGGGATGGGTACCTCCCCCCATGCGCTCATAAAATCCGGGGTGCACCGGCCTCACATTACCGGGGTACCATCTTGTTTTGGTCATGGCTTTTCCTTTCGTACTTTCAACATGGCGTCGGCTTTCTCGTAACACCGCCGAGCACAAGCTTCGAAATAGTGGTCGTCCCACTTGACTTGCGTCATCACTCGCGCCGCGAAATAATCGCGCAGCGTCATGCCTGACTCAGCAAGATTGGGTACCGGGAATGCGGGTGCATCACCTTCGATCTTCGCGTCTCTCATGACGGCCTCGCCGCCGCCAGAACTGCGCGGGCGTATTTGATCGGGAACATCTCCCCTGAATCGGCTGTCTCCAACCACAGTTTGTAAAGATCACTATCACTCAGCTCGCGCATGACCGGCACGGTGTAGATCACTTCGCAGTCAGGCGCGGCGGGTTGCACACACTTTCCATCGGGGCAATGACCCATGCCTTCAGCGCCGTGGTCAATCGCGTACTGGCATCGCCCATCGTCACGGCAGAAAGCAGGCGCGGCGGGTTGCTTGCATTCGTGCGAAATTGGCGGATCACCATCACCTGTTTCACCGCATCCCAAGCATTTCCAAAGCGTCGGAATAGGCGGCTGCGCGGTGGTATTCATTGCATCGAGCCATTGTTTCGATTGCTGGCTTTTCGCGTCGGGCTCACTCATTTCAAAAACTCCCTCATCAAATGATCCGACTCATGCAACGCGACTTTTCCCTTCAGGTACAAATCCAAGTCTTCGGGGAGAAGTATCGGGCGTGAGGGGGTAGCGTGTGCGATACGCCACCACCACTTTCGAGAGTGTGGCCACGGCGTACACCAAGTCTAGGTTCTCTTCCTCCATTTCCTTCACACGCTCTGATAACTTCTTTGTTGGGCCAGTCATGATTCATCCTTTCCTTGAAATTCCCGTTTGGCCACGGCCAGGGAGTCACACTCATGAACATCGCCGTCGTCCGTGGTCAGCCGATAGCTCCCTTTGATCAAACTCCAGACAAGACCGTCTTCCCCGCAAAGGCTACACGCCGCAGTCGTTGCCCACCGAAGCGACTTCGGCCGCTCCCAATCGCATTCCGACCAGTATTTGTCGGCGTCATCGTCGAGCTGACTCATTTCGCGGCCTCCGACTTCGCTATCATCATGCAGGCCAGTCCGAAGCGATGCACATCCTCCGCAAAGTTCTTCCCTGCCGGAATGTACGACCACAAGGTGAGGGCGTCATCAATCGTCAGATTGGTGGCCTTCTCCATCGCTTCCCAATCCTCATCCCCTGTGGAGGCAGGGTTTGGGTATACTTTCATGGCTGTGTTCATGGTTTCACCTTTCCTTGCAAGCGATAGCTGCGAATCAACCCGAGTCGATTGGCGCGGGCGCCGACACTCCATGGCGACCGCTCCAGCGCCAGGGCGCAATGCTCGCGCCCGTGGTCAGGGTAGTTGTCACGCAGGAAATCATCCTCCCGGACCGTCCAGAATTGCCGAGGCCCCTTGCGCTTGCGGATGTCCCGCTTCGCAAGCTTCCCTTTGATCGAATCGACCGTGCGATTCATCCGCTCGGCCAATTGATCAATCGTGGCGGAGGCATACTCCGCCTCCAGATATGCCAAATCCTCTGGCGTCCAATGCTTGTATTCCCGTGGCATCACATCCCTTTCAAGGCAGGTACGTGGCGCACAGATGGTAGAACGCGGAACCCAGGCTCCACGCCATCAGGCTCAGACCCACGACCAGACCAGCCGCAAGGATGTTGATCACGTGGGGTTCCCACGAACCCAATCGATGTTGCCAAGAGTCCAGGAGCGTCCCGACCGCGAACAGAAAGAAGATCAGTGTCAATCCAGTGCAGAAAAGCATGGCAAACCCTTTCAAGATGTGGACCGGCCAGCGCCGGGAGACTCACCACTTTTGGATGTGCAGGTGACGCACTTGCTACTCCATGCCCCGAAGATTGAACCCCTCGAAAGCATGTGTCTAGCGCTTTTTTGTATCAAGATGCAAACCCTTCCCGTGCTTTCTTTTCTCGCGGTATAGTGCGCACCATGACGACCAAGCTTCCTACCGTGTTCAGTTTGTTTCTTGACGCCGATGACCTGGAGGCGTTGTTGCTGGGGGACTCCATCGAGTTCGAAGCTGACGGCGAGAACACGATCGAGCTGAGCCTGGGGAGTGCGTTCGACAAAAAGCTTTTGGAGGACACGATCGACGTGGCGGAGTGGGCGCTGGACGAAGGGCCGCCGTTGTTGCACTGAGTTGTTGCGACGTTGGGAAGGCGCGCGGTATCGCGTCCGGTATGGCACCTGCCGCGGGGAGTTGGCTCCTCGGTCTCTCTCCCGATGCTACAGGTACCTTTCCCTGTACGTCGGGCATCCTCACAAGCGCGTGGGAAGGTGCCGATGCGCATGACAGGTCGGAACAGACGGCCACAACCTTTTCACTTTTTCATTGAGAGAACCGACATGAGCGAATCCCTTCCCGAACACCTGCCTTTTCAGAGTTTGTTTGATGTATTGACCAGTTTGACCGCTACCCAGGCTTGCCTCCTACAAAAGCTGACTGCTACCGAGCAAGCCTTGGTCTGGGAGAAGCATTCCCATTCCTTGACACGGTGCGGCAGTCTCACCATGCCCGGCCACATGCTCGATCAGATGACGCAGATTCGAGATTCCATCATCGCCTTGAACAGCGCCGGCAAGAATTGTCAGGTGCTCGTGGTCACCGATGATGACGCTGAGGTTCCTGACGACAGCTCTGACCCGCACCTGCCTTCCACCCAGTGGAAAAACAGCGCGGACAATTGATCCTCTGGTGACGTTCGTCCCTTTTCGCCTTGTTCACTGCACAGTGAACAAGGCGAATTTCCTTCCCACCGAGACTTTTCATGACGACGCAACAGATCATTGCAAGGCTGTCTCCCCTCACTGACCGCGTTCGTCGCGACGTGCGGGCCGAGAAGTTCAAGGATGGGCCACGGGCGCAGCGACTCCCGCTCGACACCGAAGCCCTCCACAACCACGCCCACGGCAGCAACCAGTACGGCGCCTATCCCATGGATGCAGGCACCTCCACCACCCGCGTCGGCTTGCTCGACCTGGACTCCCACAAAGGTGAACTCTCCTTCGCCGATGTATGCAAAACCCTGGAGCAATTGTCCGGTTTCGCATACGCCATGGGCCTCATCCCCACCTGTTTTCGATCGAGCGGGGGCAGTGGCGCCCACATGATCTTCTTGTGGAAAACCCCGCAGGAAGCGCGCGACGTACGTGCAGCCCTGACCGCCTTACTCTCCGAAGCCTACCTGTCCAACGGCACGAAGGGGCTCGTGAACGCTCAAGTCGAAGTGTTCCCGAAGCAAGACAAAGTAGGAGAAGGTGAGTGGGGAAACATGTTTGTCCTCCCGCTCGCAGGCAAGTCCGTACCGATCTGCCCGGTCATGTTCGAGCCTGAGACCCGCGACGCCCCGTTCGAGTTTGCCTTCAGTCGGGACGTGCCGAAAACGCAGAAAGTCAAAACACCACCACAACCCGCTCCGGCAACCGACGACCTGCACGTCCTGCAAGATGCGCTCGCGAGCATCCCGAACGACGGGGAAGGCCTGCCCTATGCGGAGTGGTTGGAGTGCATTTTCGGCATCCACTACGCCACCAACGGCTCCGACGAAGGCAAGGCGCTGGCGGAACAGTTCAGCGCGCGCAGCGACAAGTTCGACGCCGAGTTCTTCGACGAGCGCATCTGGGCCTACGTGAAAGACGGCAGTCTCACCCCCGACCGCAAACTCGTGACCGCCGCCTCCATCTTCTGGCGCGCCAGGAAAACAGGATGGGGGCCATCGGCTCACGACGATTTCATGGCGCTACTGGAGCGGTTCGAGAAGCCCCACGTAGACCTGTCGGAACCCGTAGACCTTTGGGCCACGGAAGAGCCCCCCGAAGTCAAGCCCGACAGCGCCCCGGATTTCCTCCACCGCTTCGCCGATCACTACGCCACCGTGCGTGGCCAGGACCCGGCCGGCTATCTACTCTTCGCCGTGGGCGCCGTCGCCTCTGCCATCCCGCTCCATGTGAGAGTGAACCCCGCGCGCCGAGAACCCAGCTTCACCACCTCGTGTAACCTGTGGTGCGTGGCGATCGGCGGCTCCGGCATCGGCAAGACGCCAATTCTGAATGCGCCGCTATCCCCTCTCGCCACCATCCACGAAGCCGAAGCCGCGCGCCACGCCTCGAACATGGCACAGTGGAACGATGATCTGAAGTTCGCCTCGAAAGAGGACAAGCTGGTCTTGCTCAGCAAGAAACCGGTCTTCACTCCCAGCATCATCAACAACTCGACCACCGAATACATCTTCGACGCCTGCACCGCCGCCTACCCAAACCGCAGCGTGCTGTTCAAGGCGGACGAATTGTCGGGTTGGATTTGTGGCATGGGCCAATACAAGGTGGGCGCCTCCTCGGACCGCGCTGACCTGCTGCAAGGCTACAACGGCGACCCGTTCACCGTGGGGCGCAAGTCCGGCGTGCACTCCATCCCCAGGTTCGCCCTGAGCGTCATGGGGTGCACGCAACCCGAGGTGGCGCAGCGCGTCCTGGTGCCCGGCGCCGAGGACGGCATGATGGCGCGCTTCCTGACCGTGGTGCTACGTGGCGGCAGTCCCTCCGGGGAACACATCAACGAAGACATGGCACAGTTGTCACACTACGGCGCCATGTTCCCGCGCCTGCGCAACCTGCCCGAGATGACCATTCGGTTCGACGAATCTGCACAACGCCTGTTCGACGAGAGCGCGGCCCGAGCCCGCCGATTGGCCGACACGGAAACCTCCTCACACATGGCGATGTGGCTCTACAAGTGGCAGACGCACTTGGCCAGGGTGGCTTGTGCGATGCATCTGGCGAAGTGGGCCTGGGCCGATACGGACCCCGATAACTTTCTCGGTGAGGATGTCCCCCCGGAAATCAACCTGGATACCATGACACAAGCCTGCCGATTCGTGGGTTGGCTCATGGGGCACGCGCGCAACTTCTACGACCAGAACGACCAGATGAGCCTGAAGAAGCACCTGCGCAACATCGGCGCCATGGTGCTGCAGCGTGACAGAAAGGAAGATGGAAGCCTCGACACAACCCTGACACGCCGGGAATTGGACCGACACATGACCGGATGGGTGCGCCTGGAGCCGCGGGAACAGGGGAAAATCATCAACGCACTGCACTCGGCAGGGTGGTTGGTGGCCGATGTGTCGGCGCGACGTAGCGCGAAACGTGGCTTCCTGTTCGCGGATGGCACGGCGTGGGCGATCAATCCGGCCGTGTTTGACATGTTCAACGACCAAAAGTTGAAGGAAGAACAGTTGCGCCGGCAGCGCGCAGCGGATTTGGAGAGCACAGACCTGTACTGACACGCGACATTAGCCATTCATCAGGGGCCGGAAGCAGTGAAAACTGTTCCGGCCTTTGTTTTTTGGGTACGTTTTTTCGATCAAAAAACAGTAAATTTGAAATAGTGAAGGGTTTAACGTCCCGTCCGTCAGCACTCTGTATAGTAGAAAGAGAGAGAGTGTGACTACATGTAAAAAAAAAATCACTTGCTGATTTTCTATACGGCTGTTTTAAGAGACTCACGCGTTTACTCTACGATATGCTGACGGACGGGACGTTAAAGGCACTACTATTTCAAATTCGTTGGTTTTCATGTACATTTCAATTTTCCACTACATTTTCTCAATCTTATGTCACGAATCAAGCTAACAGCGGCGCAAAGGAAGGCCGAGATCGATTTCCTGGAGAAGCACCTGTGCAAAGGGGTGCGAGGGGTGATCCGGATCGAGGCCGTGAAGGATCAGCCCCAGATTGGCGGGGAGGTCGTATGGAAGGGGGCCGAGAAAGAGCGTAAACGGAAGAAGGGGTTGCCGGGATATCTGGTGCTGCCTTCGCCGGGAGGAATGGCCGTCATGCTGGAGTTGGTGGCGCCGGGATATTCGCCAGGGGTGGGGGTGGAGCGGTGGATCAGCACGTTGGCGGAAAATGGGGTGTGGGCGGAATGGGTCAGCACGAAAGAGCAAATTGACTGGGTGCTCAATCAGGCCACGTATCCGGAGGCGGGGTATCGGCGTGTGCCGAGAGAGCTGCGGATGCGCAGGCAGTCAGATGGCGCGTGGCTGCGATGATTGACCTGAGCATCGGGGCGAAAGAGCTGAACCTGGAGGATTACCTTGGGCAGGAGGTCAAGCGGCGCAAGGGATTCACGATCAAGCTGGGGTGGGACGGACTGCCGGATCGATTGGTGATCATTGCGCCGAACCGCATTGGATTCATCGAGCTGAAGAAAACAGGAAAGAAGCCGGAGAGGCTGCAGCGCTGGTGGATCGAGCGGCTGACACGCATGGGGTGCGTGGCGGGTTGGGCCGACACACGCGAAGGCGTCGATTTGTTTCTGGCAAGGATGAAAGCCTGATGGAATACACGGCGAGGGAGTATCAGAAGCGCATGACGCAGGCCGTGCTGGACCTGGAGGCCTGCGCCTTGTGGGCGGACCCAGGACTTGGCAAGAGCGTGAGTCTGTTGTCGGCGATCGTCGCGTTGCAAGAAGACAGGTTCGAGACCACGCGGTGGTTGATTGTGGCGCCCAAGCGGGTGATTCAGCTCACATGGCCCAAGGAAATTGCCAAGTGGGCGCACACCCAGCACCTGGACTGGCGAATCGTGGATACGGACGATATCCACCTGCACCGGGTGCAACACCCGAAAGACCCCGCGCGCAAGATGCTGACAATCAAGGATCGGGCCGGGACGAAGAAGCGCCTGCAAGGCATGCCGGAAACGATCCATCTGGTGAGCAATGAACAGTTTCCGCATCTGGTCAAGGCCTACGGGGTCAATTTCCCCTATGACGGATTGGCCATCGACGAAGCGCGCAGCCTGTTGTCGTCGAAGAATCTGGTGTTCAGGGCCGTGCGTGCCGTGCGCCCTTTCCTGAATCGATTCGTGGAGTTGACCGGAACCCCGGCGGCGAATGGCCTGGAGGATATTTACTCGCCAGTGGGGTTGTTGGACGGAGGCAAGCGCCTGGGAAAGAGCAAGAAGGAATTCCGGGAACGGTTCATGCGCGTCAGCCACACGATCGAGGTGGGAAACCGCACCGTGCCGATGTGGGAAATGCGCGACAAGGAAAGCGTGATTGACGCCGTCAAGGATATTTGTTTTGCGTTTCGGCAAGAGGATTGGCTGGAGCTGCCTGAGTTGATTATCACGCCGGAATGGGTGCGCATCCCGAACCATGCCAAGGTGCTGCACGACGAACTCAAGCGCGAGCTGGTGGCGGAAGTGAACGGCAACATCCTGACCGCGGCGCAAGCCGGAACGAAGCTGGCGAAGCTGTTGCAGATCGCAAACGGTCGCGTGATTGTCGAGACCGAGGACGGGGAGAAAACGGCGCAGGTGGTGCACGAGGCGAAGCTGGACGCCTTGGAGGAAATCGTGGAAAACACGGAACGGGGAATCATCGTCGGCTATCGCTACACGGCGGACCGTGAAGCCATCCTGAAACGCTTGGGCAAGAAGGCCGGGCGCATCGATCGGCTGCAGGACTGGATTGCAGGGAAGTTCCCTGTGCTGGTCATGCATCCGAAGGAAGGCGGGCACGGCCTGGACGGGCTACAGGGCGCGGGGCACAATGTCGTCTGGTACGGATGCCCGCATGACTTGGATCACTTCAAGCAATTGAATTCCCGGCTGCACCGGCATGGCACCCAGGCCGGGCATGTGCTGGTCAGGGTGTTGTGTGCGGCCGACACGATTGAAGACAAGCTGCCGGAGCGGTTGGCCGGGAAAGGCAACTTGCAAAACGGGCTCCTGGAGGCGTTGAAAGGGTAGAGGAGGCATCCACCTACCAGAAAACAGATTGCGCGGCTCCCAGGCCCCAGGAATCAAGCCGGGGCGGCATTGAAAAGGCGACGGAATGAGCGGAAATAAAAGGATGTCGAGTGCAATGGAATCGAGCGACCTCGGAGAGGCCGACAACCTTGACGACGTTGCGGACATTGACGTGGTACGGGCAATGGGCATGGCGGGGGCAAAAAACCCATTGGGCGCGGCGCTGTGGCGATTGAAGTACGCGCAGGACGGCAGCGTGGCGCAGATCACCGTCGAGCTGCTGGAGAAAGAGCTGCGGCGCAGCAAATACGCGCCTATTGTGAATTGGCAGGACGCCCGCAAGGTGGTGATGCAGGTGCTGGATCACTACCTGGATTGCAACTGCAAGGTGTGCGGGGGAAGAGGGCACCTGACCATCGACGGCAATGTGCAGGTGCTGCAGGAAGCGGATTGCCCACACTGTGGCGGGACGGGAGAACGGGCGTTGCCTGACATGCCTGGAAGAAACGAGGCCGCCAAGTGGGTGCGCGGCCTGATACTGCAAAAAGAGTTTGAGACAGACGCCCAGGTGATGCGACGACTCGGGCGCCGGTCCTACGAATGACGAATGAGTGAGCCGCAGTGAGGGCATCGCGGCTTGTCGGAAATGCGCAAGGCGCGCAGCACCGCCATCACATCGACACCGCACCGCCGCGAAGCCTCCCGGGCGGACATGCCGGGGTTGGCTTCCAGCAAGGCCACCGCTTCCTGTGTGCGGTTTCGCGCCTTCAGAAACTCCGACAAGATGTCATTGCCTTTTGAAATCTGGTGATGCTTCGCTTCGTCCAATGATCGGAAGTCCCAGGCCGGGCCAAAAAACGTGATGTCCAGTTCGCGCATGCGGTCGCGGCCCGTGACCATGCCGAACGTGCCGGGCATGGCGAGATACTTGTGCACCTGCGCAGTCAGGTGCTTGTCGAGCGCGGGGTGATGGGCAGTGTTGTTCATGAGGGTTCTCTCAGTCGAGGCGGTAGCGGGTGTAGAAACTTTCGGGGACAGGGAAACGGTCGCCTCGGGTCCAGCGCTCCCACAGATGCGCAGGCACGAGCGCCGTGTCGAAGTACCCGTGTCGGATCATCTCGTGGTGCACGTATTGGGCGGCGTCCGTCGAGACCCGCAGATCGTGGGCCAGGGCGGCGATTTGTTCCCAAGATGCAATGCGATCTACTTGCATGATATTTCCTTGGTTGACTCGAACCACGCCGTGAAGGCGTGCAAAGGATAGCGCTTGACCTTGCCTCCGCAGGTGGCCAGGGTGCAGCACGGCGGCGGTGGGTTGCCTGCTACGGTTTGCAGGCGGATCAGATGCGTCAGGCTGCGCGTCGTGGTGAACAGCACAATCGCCAGTTCTGCAGTCGAGTACATTGGGTCATGGTGTTTGGTGGAAGCGTAGGCGCCAAACACCCGGCCATCGCGGTAATTGGTCAGGCGCATGTCGATTCTCCGCGTGCGCGTTCCGAGAAAGCCAGATAGGTGATCTGCGCGTTTTCGAAAGCGTCCCAGGCCGCGGACTCTTCGCCAGAGAAAGCACCAAAATCACGCGTCGCGGCAAGCCACGCTTCGGTTGCCGGCGCTATCGCGGCGGCGGCTTTCTCGCGGCGATTCAATCCGGACAGCACGATGCGCGAAAGCACCACGCTGTCACCCTTGGCCTGGATCATCTCGTCCACTTCGGCCAGCGTGAGGGTGTAGGTGCGATCCTCCGGCACGTTGCCGGAGTGTCCGACCCAGACCGGGGCGCCACACGAAAACGTGAACGTGTGGACAACCCAGGCCGGAATAAATTGGGGATTGGGCATGGCTTGGAGGGTGCCGTAGTATTCGGGCTCGTTCTCCACGCCGGGGGCGATGTAGCGCAACATGGTGATTCCTTTCAATGGTTGGACTCGTCAGTGCAGGCACAACCTGCAGACCGGCTCACGCCGGTTTCGTCCTGTCAAACTAATTCGTCGGGCACTTCAGCAGTGTCGCCCAATTTGCGCACCACGAAGCAACGCATGGCTGCCACGAGGGACGTGGGACCGCTCAAATAGTGGTGCCTCCAATCTTTATTCTTAATCCACTGCACCACGGACCCTGTGTTTCCGCCGTCGTACATCGCCAGACACTGCCCGTCCAGTGCATGCCCGGCACGGCGCAGCGGGCGCAGCAAGATGCCTTCTCGATCAATGATCGGTCCACTTTGCGTCCAGCAAGACGAAAAACGAGGCAATGACATGCCGGGAACAGGATTGTTGTAAGTCAGGCGCGGTTTGCCGAAGCGTATAACCTCGGCGAAGTCGAGATCAGTATCAGGGTTTGACGCCATGAGATCGGCGTAGCGCTGTTCACCTGTGCGAATTTCCACTTCAAAACCTTGCGCCTTCGCCACCAGATAGTCGAGCACTGTGCCCGACGCTTCAGAGACTTGGATTGTTTTCATGACGAACCTTTCAGATTGGGTTGCGAGCAATTTCAGCAAGCAACATGCCGAGCCACGCAAACACGAACGGCAGCAACACGAAACAGATGCAGGCGATTGCGTTCCACACTTTCTCGGAGCGGCTCATGCTTGCCCCCGTGCCTTGGCGATTGCGGTAAGTGCGTTGCGGTACTCGGGCGACCACGGCGATACCGCCTCCTCGTTATAAACAGCAGTCACTATTGCATCAAGCGCAGCAAGCAATTCGTCCCGCTGCTTCTTGATCTTGGGTGCGGAAGCAATGAATGCGGCATTTGCTTCATTGCCTTCCTTTGTGTGGTTCGTGCCATTAACGTGGCAAATGGTGAACCACTTGCCATGCGAAACCGCCATGACGGTCTGGCCGTAAGCAGCCCACGGGCCCGGAGTGTGGTATGTGCTCATGCTGCTACCTCACGAGCGGAAGCGATCAACACGAACAAGGATTCTGTGGTGGCGTCGAGAATCGGAAGGCACGAGCGCGGACGGGCAACGGTCGCATGACGCGTGGTCGTGGTGCTAGCACGTTGCTTGTTCTCGTACCACAAGCCCGCGCGATAGAGAAACAAGGGCCAATGCGAGCCGTACGAAAAAACGACGTACGTTTGACCGTCATCAAACCACTTGCCGTAGAGCGTGGCATTGGCGTTGCAGAATGTGAGGCGCCCCTCTACGGCGCTGCGCACCTTGGCATTTGGGAGAGAATTCATGTTCACGGTGTTTCCTTTCAAGGGTTGGTTGGACTCGTCAGTGCAGGCACAACCTGCAGACCGGCTCGCGCCGGTTTCGTCCTGGTCAGGCGTGGAGGTGCTGGGAGGCAATGTAAGCCGCGGCTTCGGAGTAGGTGTCAACTACGGGGCCCGATTGCTCGGGGTGCAAGCAATGGTAGGCCTGATACCGATCGCCAAATCGCGTGACGGTGAACGGGTAATCCGAACCGATGCTGTGGCCGCGCAGGCCGCCTTGCGCCGAGCTGTGGCCCTTCGATTCAAGCGCCGTCGTGCCAATGGCGCCGGTCGGCAATTCGATGCCCAAGGCTTGCGCCGCCGCGTTGCCTCTCACAATGTCTTCATATCCGCGCATGGTAATACACCAAAAAGGTGAATCGTCTGGACTCGTCAGTGCAGGCACAACCTGCAGACCGGCTCGCGCCGGTTTCGTCCTGGTGCAGTCAGAATAACAGAGCTGCTGACCAGTGCACGCCAGATTCGATGAAAGTTGTAAAATTTTGTTCCTCCCTGGCGGCGTCGCCCAGGATTGCCGGTGCGAGATGATTAAACGGCACCGGGTCTTGGTTGCGGCCATCGGTCCAAACCAAACCCTCGTGCGTCAGCACTGACTCTTGCCCGAGCACCCGGCCGAAGTGGCGAGCACCGTATGCAGAGCACACGATAAAAAACGCGTGTTCGCGGACCCCGTTGTAGTGACCCACTACCGAAGAGAAGGCGTAATTGTGCATGCGCAGGTACGCGGCAAAGGTGTTGCGCGCAAACCGGTTTTGCTCCTCTGTGTTGCTCGCTCTGTGCGCGGACACAATCGCCCAATCCGGTTCCGAATAATAACGATCAGGATGAGCAATGAACGCCTCGCAAAATTTGGTGCGCACAGGCAAGGGTTGACCCACGGGGCTTGTGCGTGAAAAGGGTAGCGGATCGGAAAAGTCTGAGAACATGGTATTTCCTTTCAGGGTTAGGAACGAAATCGATTACGCAAACAAGGCGAAAAGCTTTTCGCCTTCGCTCGGAGTGTTGCGCACTTGGCGCAAGGCACCGTGCCACTGGCCCAGCGATGCCCAGTGCCCCGGCTCGTTATCAAGCAACCAAAACACATCAGCGCGCAAGGCGGGCGACGTGGTGGCTGCCTTGAAAATGTTCACGATGGCGGAGAATTGATCATCGAAGGGGATCGCGGCAATTTGCCCGGCAATTTGCCCGGCAAGGGCCATGCATTTTTTGCGGTATTGAACGGCGTTCATGTCAGTTCCTTTCAGGTGGGGTGAGTTGATATAAGTCATTCTACTTTTGCAGACAGCTTTGTCTACAGGGTAAACCCTAGGTTTCAACACAAATGTGTAAACAATTGTAAACAGAATGAGGGTTTCCACTTACAGAAAAAAGCTTGCAAATGCGCGCGTGTTGTGTTTGTACGCTCGTAAAGCTACACTTTGCCTCGCCCCATTTCGTCTATTTTCTGAACAAGCGCGACGCCTCGCAAATGCGCCACTTGTTCACGGGACAAACCGCGTTCATGTTTCGTGAACATTCAAATGAATTGAACAAAACCGGAGCCATGCTCATGTCCAGCAATTTTCCCCCGTCCAGCTTGTCCAGCGCCGACCTGGGGCAGCAAGCCTCGCAAGGCAGCGACCCAGGTGCGGCACAAGACCCGAGTGCAGGCGTGACACAAGCGACACAAGCGCAGCCCGGCACCTACAAAGCGATCATCCATGTCGGCACTGACGGCAGCGTGCATGTCACGGTGACACAGAAGGGTCAAGTCCTGTGCGATGAAGACACCGACAGCATGGACGAAGCCATGGAAGAAATCACCGAGTGTCTGAACGGATCGGAGCAAAGCGAAGGCCCGGATGCAGAAGCGCAAGAGGCGAGCGATGCAGGTGAGTCGGATGACTCCGATGCAAGCGGCGCCGGTGGCGATCAGAGCACGAGCGGGGGTGATGCCGTGCCTGACGCCGCCACGATGTGGAAGCAGGAAGCGAAGAAACGTCAGGGTTCGTCACGAAGCCTGATAGCCCCAGGGTCACAAGTCTAACCACTACGGAGTTAATCAAATGCAGAACTACAGCAAACCCAGCGCATCACGCAACACCCAGAAAAATGCGGGCGTCGTTGACGGCACCGTGAACGTGCCGACCCAGAAAATCCCCACCGATGGATACCCCGTGCAAGCGGGCAAGGGCACTGGTGGCCTGAAGAACATCCCTGGCTTCACGAGCAACGTTCTGCCGGGCAAGATTTAACTGCAGCACCACACCTCATGAGCGACGAAGCACCTGTCAAGCAGCGCAAGAGTTACCCGAACCGGGCGAAGCGCGGCATCCCTGGCGATATCTTGACCACGCTTTCACCTGCCTCGGGGGCAGTGCCGCAGTTGAAGAAAGAGAAGAAAGCACGCTTGCAAGAAACGCTGCGCAATAACCTGTTTGATCGCATCGCTGACATAGCGATCGAACAGCGTGCGGAATGGTTCGAGACGATCTGCCGTGAAATTGGTGCAGGGTCCACGATCGAAGAAGCGACACGCAAGCACGGCTTGACCCGTGAAGCGTTTAACGACCTCGCCGACTCTGACCCGGCGCTGTACTCCAGGTACGTGAATTCGCTCGGGCGCCGTGCCCAGGCCTACGCCGAGGAGATCATCAGTCTGGCCGATGACGTGCCACGCAGTGCATCCATGGCTGAGATCAAGCGGGCAGAACTCCGCGTTAAGTCGCGGCAGTTTGTCGTGGAGCGGCTTATCGACGTGTACAAGGCGAAGCGCGAAGTGCAAGTAAACACGACCGTGGCGCTCACTGACGAACAGGTGGACGAACGTCTAAGCCAGCTACTCGGCAAGGCGATGAATCAACACATCATCGACGAAGCACGCACGGTAGACCTGTGACCCCGAGTGTTGACCTCACAACCCTGACACCCGAAGAAAGGCGCGAGCTACTCCGGGTGCTAGAGACGCGCCACCGCAGAGAGAAAGAGAATCGGCTGGCAGGGTACAAGCCCTACCCCAAACAGGAAGAGTTTCATACCGCAGGCGCAGATCACCGTGAGCGCCTGTTCGCCGCAGGTAATCAGCTCGGCAAGACGTTAAGCGGCGCCTTTGAGATGGCGATGCACGCGACAGGCGTATATCCGGACTGGTGGAAAGGGCGCAAGTTCCCGTACGCAATCCGTGCCATGGCAGGGTCGGAGTCGGCAGAGCTTACGAAGAAAGGCGTGCAACGCCTATTGCTCGGTTCCCCTGAAGAGCGGGACCAGTGGGGCACTGGCGCCATACCAAAAGTTGCACTGCGCAACACGGCGTTGCGAACCGGTGTGCCCGATGCAGTAGCAAGCATTGTCGTACGGCATCGCTGTGGTGATGACTCAGTGATACAGCTTCAATCTTATGACCAGGGTCGCACCAAGTGGCAGGCCGACACGTTGGATTATGTGTGGTTCGACGAAGAACCACCGCTCGACCTGTACACCGAAGGCCTGACACGGACGAACGCGACGCAAGGCATTGTGGCGCTCACTTTCACGCCACTGCTTGGCATGTCGCAGGTGGTACGCCGGTTCATGCAAGAGCGGCCGGCAGGCACGCATGTGACACAGATGACCATTGCAGACGCGCTGCACTACACCCAGGAACAGCGCGACGCCATCATCGCGGCTTATCCGGAGCATGAGCGCGAGGCACGCGCCAACGGTGTACCGATGATGGGTGAGGGTGCGGTGTTCCCTGTCACGGAATCAGGGATCAAGGTCCAAGGCTTCGCAATCCCGAAGCATTGGCCGAAGATCATTGGTTTGGATTTTGGATGGGATCACCCCACCGCCGCCGTGTGGCTGGCCTGGGACCGTGACACTGATACGGTGTACGTATACGACGTGTACATCAAGCGCAAGAGTTCCGTCCCTGAGAATGCGATGGTGATTCGTGCGAAAGGGGATTGGTTCCCTGTGGCGTGGCCGCACGACGGCTTGCAACATGACAAGGGTTCAGGCGAGACGCTCGCCGCCCAGTACAAGACGGCCGGACTGAACATGCTGAAAGACCGAGCCACGTTCGATGACGGCGGTAGTGGTGTGGAGGCCGGGGTTGCCGAGATGCTGGACCGGATGCAAACGGGGCGGTTCAAGGTGTTTTCTCACCTGACGCACTGGTTCGACGAGTTCAGGCAGTACCACCGCAAGGATGGCAAGTTGGTGAAAGAATTTGATGATGCGATATCGGCGACGCGGTACGCGCTCATGATGAAACGATTCGCCAAGACGCAAGACGAAGCGACGGCAGTGGCCGCGCAGAAACTGCAACGACATATCGTGGCGCCCTCGTTTGGGGTGCTTGATCCTGACATAGGGTATTGACCACCATGGCCATCTCAGATTTCCCGACGAACGAGATTGACCCGGATATCAACTCCGCGGCCAATGCAGACCCAGCGGCACAGGACGAAGCTCGTGCGCTGAAACTGCAGATGTTCGGGCAAGGCCTCGCGAAGAAGCGTGACGAGTGGGTGAAAGCGCGTCGTGCGCTCGGCATCGATCGCCAGTGGAAGGAAGACACGGACCAGTATCACGGCCGCGACAACACGACGGGTCGCGTCGCGAACATGATGGATTCGGTGCAACAAGGTTACCCGGTCACGAACCAGGGGGCTTTGCCGCAACGCTCGACAGTGCGCATCGGCATCACGCGCCAGAAGACCAATGCCGCAGAGGCGCGCCTATCTGACATTTTGCTGCCGACGGATGATCGCAACTGGGGGATTCAACCGACCCCGATGGCCGATGTGACGCGCATGGGCAGGGACGCTTCCCAGGCTTCGCACCCGACAACGGGGCAGCCGATGGTGGGCAAGGATGGCCAACCCGTCACGAAGAAGCAACTCGCTGCCGAAGTGCATCGCATCTGCACGGAAGCTGCAGAAGGGATGCAGGACGCCATCGACGATCAGTTGAACGAGACCGATTACAACGGCGAGCTTCGCAAGATGATCCATGACATGGCGGTGCTCGGCACTGGTGTGGTCAAGGGTCCTGTGGTTGAGAACCACGTTCGCCGTGCATGGTCGCCTCACACCGATGCCTCGGGGCAAACGGTGCATGTGATCGAGATCAAGGAAGAGCTGGTGCCTGCGTCATACCGGGTTGATCCGCGCAAGGTGTTCCCTGACCCGGCGTGCGGTGAGAACGTGCACGATGGCGAAGGTGTGTTCGAGGTCGAGAAGAAAACGACGAAGCTGGTGCGGGGACTGGCGAAGCAGCCAGGGTACTCCGCGACAGCGCTGCGAGCGGTGTTGGAAGAAGGGCCGAAGCGATCCGCCCTCATGGAAGACCTTGACGAGCAGACGAAGGATGTCGAGGACAAACTGTTCGAGGTCTGGGAATACTGGGGCGAGGTGTCCCCCGAAGACCTGAAGACGGTGGGTGTGAAAGACTCAATGCTCAATGATGACGAGTTGGTCAGTGTGTCGGCTTGCGTGATCATGATCAATTCAACCGTGGTGAAGGCGTACCTCAACCCACAAGAAAACGGCGACTTGCCGTACGACATTTGCCCGTGGGAAAAAGTCACGGGACAAGTGTGGGGTTGGGGCGTGCCGCGCCTCATGAAGTGGCAGCAGAGCGTCATCAATGCGGCATGGCGTCAGTTGATGGACAACGCCGGGGTGTCGTCGGGTCCGCAGATCGTGATCAAGAACGGCATGATCACCCCGGCCGATGGGATGATGACGGTCACGCCGCGCAAGATTTGGTACGCAAACGACGAAGTCGCAGATGTGCGGTCTGCATTCACCATGGTCGAGGTGTCGTCGCATCAAAGCGAGTTGTCGGCCATCATCGACATGGCATTGAAGTTCGTGGATGACGAAACCGGCGTGCCGCAGTTGACGCAAGGCGAGCAAGGCAACGCACCGGACACGGTGGGCGGCATGCAGATGCTCATGAATTCGGCGAACGTGGTGCTGCGGCGTCTGGTGAAGCAGTTCGATGATTACATCACCAAGCCGCATATCCGCCGGTACTACGACTACAACATGATGTACAACGACGATTCGTCCATCAAGGGCGACTTCAACGTTGACGCTCGCGGTAGTTCGACCCTGTTGATCCGGGACATTCAGAACCAAGCGTATATGCAGATGTTGGCGCTCGCGACCAACCCGGTCTTTGCACCGATGCTGAACCTGAAAAAGCTGTTCGAGAATTCGCTCAAGGCGCAGCACATCGATCCGACAGAAATCATGTTGACGGACGAGGAAGTCGAAGCGAACGCCGCCAAGGCACAGCAGCAGGCCGCGCCACAAGACCCGCGGATTCAGGCCGCAACGATCCGGGCGCAATCGGAAGCCGCGCGCAATGCGGCAGATGTACAGGTGGCCCAGGCGAAGGCCCAAGGCGAATTGGAAATCGCCCAACAGAATCAACGGATGCGCTTGCAAGAGTTGCAAGCAGAGCGCGAGCTGATGATCCTGAAGCTGGCGCTGCAGGAAAAGATATCCATCGAACAGATCAAGGCCTCCCTTGCGGAGACGGCGATCAAGGAACGTTCGCGGCACGAATTGGCCGCAGCAAACTCAGCACTTCAAACCGCCGTCCAGACCGGCAATCATCAAGGGGTATAAACCATGGCAATCCGAATCCCGGTCATCGATCAACCGGACGCACAAAGCACCATCAAACGAGGCACCTGGACCGGTCTGTTGAACACGGACACGGGTGACCTTTTCCAGTTCCCCGATTGGGCAGATCGCTGCATTCAAGTGTTCGGCACCTTCGGCGCGGGCGGCACGATCCTGATTGAAGGGTCGAACGATGGCGTCAACTGGGGCACGCTCAACGATACGAACGGTGTGGCGCTTTCGCTCACCGCGGCGTCGCTGCGCCAGATGAGCGAAGCGCCACTGTTCATCCGACCCAGGGTATCAGCGGGTGACGGCACCACTTCCTTGACGGCTACCGTGGTCTGCCGTCGTCTCTACCAATTCCTGTAAGGGGCAGCAGCATGGCTGATTATCAAAACGCAGGGGCTGCGCTCAAGGCAGAGCTGGCCCGGATTCAAGGCTTGGTGAATCTGGTGGAAGTCATCACCGAGGTGGCGTCGCTGGAGCAAGCCGCGAATGAAGCAAAAGCTGCGGCTATTACCGCACGCGCCGATCTCGATGCGCTGAATGTGCAGATTGACGCCGCAAAGTCGGAGTTGTCGGACGCCAAGGCGGCGGTCAAGAAGACCAAGACAGCGGCGGATGACTACGTGACGAAAGTGTCGGCGGATGCTACAGATGCCGCGGCCAGGATTATCGCAGATGCCGAGGCAGAAGCATCAGCGGCAAAGAGCGACGCGGTCGCAGAGTCGCACCTTGCCGTGGTCCAGGCGGAAACCCTTCGCGATTCCGCGCTTGCCGACCGAGATGTGGCGCTGCGGGAATTGCAAGATTACTTGTCCCGCGTCGAGGTGGCCAAGGTCGAATTGAATTCTGCGCGAATCGCGATCGATGCCATTCGTTCGCAAGCGTCCAAGTTGATTGGGTGAACCCATGGTTTCTCCGATCGTTTTCGACACCGCCACACAAGCGACGCCGGATCAGATTGCAGGGCTTGCGCTTTGGTTAGATGCGCAGCAGCCAATGTTCACGGCGGCGTATGCCGCGCAGTGCGCAAATGATGGCGATGTGATTGCGTTTTGGCCTGACCGTTCGACGACAGGAAACGCGCCGCTTGCCCCATCGACTGGTTCTCCGACTTACAAGAAGTCGGCGATCAATGGTTACCCTGCGGTCAATCTCAACGGCACGTCGAAATTCACGACACCTGCGATCAACTTGGCCAACTGCACAATCTTTATTGTGATGTCGGCCCC